AAACGGCGCTGATCCGATGGCCCGATCAACGCCGTTGCTTTTACGAACTACTTGGGAGCTTTCAACTATTCTACCGGCTTCCGGCTACCGGAGAATTTCGGGTCTTTCGATATCGACATTTGCAGAGCGGGCATCGATTTCCGCGCCGTCCTGCGTAGTGCTCACTTGGCACACGATGAGAGACCAGACCAGTTCGCGCGAGTAGTTTTCGGCTTGGACTTTGGTCTCTAATAAGTAGCGCGACGATCCGATCTCTCTGAACTTTTTGTATTTGGACCAGTAGGCCGTGTGCGGTGCCCGCAACCGGGCATCGGTCGTGAGCCTGCAGACAAGCTCGGCCTTCTGCTGCAGCGTGAGCGCTCGCGGCGCGGCTGCGGGCTCTGCGGGCGGCACGTACGCTGGCCTATCGCGATCCGACCATAAAATCCAGATCCCCGCCGTGGTCAACAGGCCGCAGGTCCAAAGTATTCGTCTCAACAGTTACTCCTCATACCATGATGGCGTGCCGCCGGATGCGCCGACCGGAATCGCGGGATAAATCCCACGCGGAAAACGCAGGCGTTTCACCGCATTTCCCGAAACTCTTCGGGCGGCGCTCTCAGAACCATACCCCTCCGGTCGAAATCCAGATTTTTCCCCAGGAAAAAGCTTCCTGACTTTTCAAACAAAAGTCTGAATTAGAAGCCACAAACGTCGCAAAGTCCCTTCTGAAACCTCTCCACAGAGGTTGGGGCGAGGTCCACCCCGTTTAACCCCTCCGCTTCACCCCGAGGGTTAAATCCGGGGTTACACGCGGGGTGAAACGTGGGGTCAATTCACCCCTGGTTTAACCCCTCCGCGACCTACCTAAAAAACCGCCTAACTAACTTAGTTAGTCGTGCCACTTACTAACACCCGTACATACCCTATGTCCTAATCTTGCCTTGATATGTCCACTAACAAGCAAGGTAAGCAACGGAGTAAGCCGAACGGCTATCTCTTATTTGAGAATTCGGAGATTGTAGTTATCGCGACGGGGTTTGTTCGCAAATCGGCTAACCCCAAAACCGGCGACATGATCCAAGTGTGGATACTTGCTCGCGATGTAAACCCCGTGCGAGCGATCAAGATTGGTGCGGACGTTAAGGTTTGTCTGGATTGTAAGCATCGCGGTAAAGGCGGAAAGAAGCGTACCTGTTATGTACGCGTGGCCAATGCGCCTTTGGGCGTTTGGAAGGCGTACAAACGCGGCTTATACCCGTTCCTTCCTATTAGTGAGTACTCGCAAGCTTTTGAACGTCGCAAGGTTCGTCGTAAGGTTCGCTTCGGTGCCTATGGCGAACCTGTTCTAATTCCTGCGGCTATAGTCGCGGAACTATCGCGCGTATCCGATGGATGGACCGGATACACGCATCAATGGGCTAATCCAGCATTCGCGGAGTACCGCCAATGGCTCATGGCCAGTGTTGACTCTCAGAGCGAGTACGTTGCAGCAAAGGCCGATGGGTGGCGTACGTTTCGCGTACGCACATCGGTTGAATCGCCCTTAAACGCTCGCGAGATTGTTTGCCCTGCGAGCGATGAGGCTGGTAAGCGAACCACGTGCGAACGTTGCAAGCTGTGCAGTGGGACCTACCAAGGTGATGGGCGTAAGGACATTGCAATCGTGGTGCATGGCAGTGGTACCAAGCAGTTCAAATTAATTCAGTTAGGAGCATAGGAGTAACAACCAATGAAGCTTAGAGCAAGAATTACCAGACGGACGGAAACACCGACACACAAGTCTATACACTTCGCGTTTCCGAAGGGTGTTAGACCCTTCATTCGGGAATCGATCCTAATCAGGAATATTGGACCCCGTCCGTACTCCGAAGCAACTATGTGGAGCGCGACCGGCGAAACACTCGTGATGTACTCCGCACGTAAGAAAGGGAATCGCTAACCATGAAATACGTAATCGAGATTTACCACAGAGAACACGGACAGTTCCGTCAGGAGTATGACACGCGCTATGACGCTGCACTGGATCTAGATCGCGTGCGTGCGCGATACCTGGAAACGGACGGATGGGTCATCGAATGCCGCTTGGAGGTTCTTAGGCGGTACACGTTCCTGGAAGCACAGGAAACGCGCTATAGCGCTCAAGACGTGTTCAAACGGTTGTTCGACATGCATATGGAATATTCAGAATCGAGGGTCAAGTAACATGCTGCGTTTTGTCGAAGTTATCAAAGCTATCCAGCAGGGCTTACACGTGCTGAAACCGTTGCTCTTCGAAATGGTCCTGTTTCTGTGGGCCGTCATCGAAATGGGCAAGTTTATTTGGTCCATTGCGCTTGGTGGCCATGCTGGATAACTAACCCTCACTTCCCGCGCGATCTAAACCCCCCTGCTTAGGTTGAACCTACAGGGGGGTTTCTATTTTTACCCTGCCGCCGTCCTGGTGCCGTCCCTGCCGCCGTCCTGGTGCCGTCCCTGCCGCCGTCCTGGTGCCGTCCTGGTGCCGTCCCTGCGTGCCGTCCTGGTGCCGTCCCTGCCGCCGTCCTGGTGCCGTCCCTGCGTGCCGTCCTGCCACCGTCCCTGCCACCGTCCCTGCCGCCGTCCCTGGTGCCGTCCCTGGTGCCGTCCCTGCGTGCCGTCCTGGTGCCGTCCTGGTGCCGTCCCTGCGTGCCGTCCCTGCGTGCCTAGAACCCGCTACCAGGGAGGTCGAATGTAACCCCGCCTTTGTATAAGTGAGGTTTATAAGATGGGCTAAAACCGCGTTTAAAGCCCTGAATTCGCACGACTTAACAGCGTTTATGTAAACCATATAGCACCAACGCAAGGTGTATTGCTCCCATCGAACGGCGTGGGATAAACGGGGGTTACACACCGAAATTTCACCTCGGGGTTAAACCGAGGGTTAAATGTGGGGTCAATTCACCTCGATTTAACCCCTCGATTTATCCCCGGATTTAACCCTCGCTTTTCGGCCCGGTTTTCCGAGGGTGAAATCTGGACCGCGTCATTCCCGCTAAGTTGTTGATTCTATGGGTCCTTCCCGGGGTGAAACGGTCGGCGGGCTTCGCGCCCGCACCGCTTGCCTAGCCACAGACACTTAAAGCCTTAAATTTCAGCGAGTTACAGGCTAGTCAAGAGAAATTTTCGGGGGTTTGTGGCGGGTGCCTGGAAATGTTGTGTATAGTCAACAGCCAAGTGTTGTGTTGACACAACATAGACGACTAACACATAATCGGTGCTCAAAGGCCCTGGAATCGCAAAAAAGAAGGCCGGTCAACGACTTGACCGGCCCACGAAGCACTAGAAAGCTAACTCGAATACAACCGAGCCGAGTGTATCACGGTTTTTGGTTGCCATGAGCTTTCTGGGTGTCAATGCTTACGCACGTCATCGAGGTGTAGCTCCGCGTTCTGTGCAGTATGCCATCGAGCGCGGGCGCATTTCGAAGGACCCGAAGTCCGGTCTCATCAATGTCGAAGAGGCCGACATCGCTTGGGAGAAGACCGGCGGCAAACCCAGGAAGCAGCGCTCCGGTGAAGACGAGCAGAAGGCTGCCTCGACCCGTCGCGCGACCTGGGCGAAGAAGCAGCAGGCCGAAGCGCCGGTAATTCAGGTGGACGCCGTTGGCGAGCATCCGGCGGCGTCGGTGCGCAGCAGTTACAACGAGAGCCGCAGCGCCAGGGAGTTCTACGACGCGGAGATCAAGCGGCTGGAGCTTGAACAGAAGAAGGGCAAGCTCGTGGACGCGCAGAAGGTTTACGACGAGGCGTTCAACACTTACCGCGCGTACCGCGATGCGATGCTCAACATCCCCGACCGCATCGCTTCGCAGATCGCGACCGAGACCGACGCGCGGGTCGTGCATGACCTCCTCATCGAGGAGATCCGCAAGACTCTCGATGCGTTCATCAAGTCGAGGGCCGCATGACGCCGGTGCTCGACGACGCCAGCGTCTACGTACGGGGCGCACGTGCCGGTGCGAGGCCCGATCCGCCGCTACTGGTGAGCGAGTGGGCCGACGGGCATCGCATGTTGACCACGCGAAGCTCGCCCGAGCCGGGGCCATGGCGCACGTCGCGCACGCCGTACCTCAAAGCCATCATGGACGCGCTTTCGCCGTCGGCGCGGGCCGAGATGGTTGTGTTCATGGCTGGCAGTCAGGTGGGCAAGACGGAGAGCGGCAACAACTGGATCGGCTACAACATCGAGTTCGCGCCAGGGCCGATGCTCATGGTGCAGCCGACTACGGAGATGGCCAAGCGCAACTCGAAGCAGCGCATCGCTCCGCTGATCGAAGACTGCCCCGGTCTGAAAGCGCTGGTGAAAGACTCGCGGTCGCGCGACTCGGGAAACACCATCCTGGCGAAGGAATTTCCCGGCGGCATCCTGGTGATGACCGGCGCGAACTCAGCCAAGGGCTTGCGCTCGATGCCCTGCCGGTATCTGTTCCTCGACGAGGTGGATGGATACCTGGGCGATGTGGATGGGGAAGGCGAGCCGTGTGCACTGGCGATTGCCAGGACGACCAACTTCCCGCGCCGGAAGATCTTCATCACCTCGACGCCGACCATCGAAGGGCGCTCGCGGATCGCGCGGTTCTTCGAGACGAGCGATCAGTCCTACTTCTTCGTGCCGTGCCCCAAGTGCCAAGTCAAGCAGACGCTGCGCTTCGAGCAACTCAACTGGAAGAAGGGCGACCCCGATTCGGCGCGGTACATCTGCGAGGCCTGCCAGTTCCCCATCCCGAACCACATGAAGAACACGATTCTGGGATTGGGCGAATGGCGGCCCACGGCGGAAGGGGACGGCAAGGTTCGCGGCTTCCATCTGAACTCGCTTTACTCGCCGGTGGGCTGGCTCTCCTGGGCGCAGATCGCGCAGAAGCACGAGGAGTGCGGCAGGGACGTGGAGAAGCTCCAGGTCTTCTGGAACACCATCCTCGGGCTGCCCTGGCAGGACGAAGGGGAGGTGCCAGATGTAGACCGCCTCTACGAGCGCCGCGAGGGCTACCAGATCGGCGTCGTCCCTCGCGGCGGCCTCCTGCTCACCGCAGGCGCGGACGTGCAGACGCGCCGCATCGAGGTCGAGATCGTGGCGTGGGGCCGCGACAAGCAATCCTGGTCGGTCGATTACCGCGTGTTCGAAGGCGACACCTCGCAGACGGCGGTGTACGAGCAACTGGCGAAGCTTCTCGACGAGGACTTCCCCACGGCCTACGGCCAGCCGGTGCGGATCGCGCGGATGGCCATCGACACCGGCTTCAATACCTTGCCGGTATATGACTTCGTGCGTAAGATGTCCGCCGCCCGCGTGATGGGCGTCAAGGGCGATCCGGTGCGCACGCCGTCGTTCGTCGGCACACCGTCATTGATCGAGCATGGGCCGCAGGGCAGGGCTCTGCGCTACGGCGTCCGTCTGTGGCCGGTCAACACCAGCATTGGCAAGGAAGAGCTTTACCGCTGGCTGCGCACCTCGGTGCCGGATCACGACAAAGGCGAGGCGTGGCCGGTGGGCTTCTGCCACTTCCCGCAGTACTCCAAGGAATACTTCGAGCAGATCTGCGCCGAGCGCCTCGTGTGGAAGACCGTCGCCGGTTACCGCAAAAGTTCCTGGGAAAAGATTCGCGACCGCAACGAAGCGCTGGACTGCCGGGTGTACGCGCGGGCCGCAGCCGCCGCGCTGCGCATCGAAGCCTACACGTACGCCAAGTGGGCCGACCTGGAGAAGGCGCTCATCGTGGACCAGCCTTCGCAGATCGTGCCGCCGTCGGCGCGAAAGCCGGTGGATAACGCGGAAGCGCCGCGCACACCTACGCCGAAGTTCACCACTTTCAAAGCCGGGGAGGGATTCCTGGACTGAGGAACTTCTTATGCCGATTAAACTCAAACCCCGCGCCGGTGTACCGATAGACGATCCGTGCGCGTTGCTCGCGCTCGCCAAGCAGGCCTATTACCTCATGGTCTCGGGCGGGCAGACCACGGTTATCGACACCCCGGCATTGGGGCACGTCGAATTTTCCGAAGGCAAGATCGGCGACCTGCAGCGCGTGATCGACGGGCTAGAGCGGCAGTGCGCGGCAGCTAACGGAGTCACCGACTACCCGCGCAGGCGCGTGATCTCGATTGAGGCCTGCCCATGATCTCGCTCGGCATCGGCGACCGGAAGAGTTGGTCGGATGCGCTCAAGGCTCAGTGTTATAACAACGACACGGCTTATGCGGGCGCTTCCCACCGGCGTAAGCAACTTAGTAACTGGATTCCGCGCCTTGCTCCTGCGGACGCGGACTTACTGCCTGAGTTAGGCGACTTAGTAGCACGCTCGCGCGACTTAGACCGCAACAACGGTGTCGCCGCCGGTTCGTTTCAGGCGCTGCAGGACAACGTCGTCGGCATCGGGTTGCGCCTCGCGGCCACGCCGGATTACCGGGCGCTCGGCAAAGACATCACCTGGGCGGAAGAGTGGTCGCGCGACGTGGAAAGCCAGTGGAAAACCTGGGCAGAGTCGTGCGCGGCGGATGCCGCCTACCGGCAGAACTTCAACGGGCTCACGCAGTTGGTTTTCCGCAGCGCGTTGCAGAACGGCGAAGCGCTGGCGCTGCCCTTGTGGATGGAGCGCACCAACACCACGTGGCGCACCTGCCTGCAGTTGATCGATACGGATCGGTTGTCAAATCCCGGCACGTCGCCGGTGCCGACCCGGAACCTGCGCGGCGGCATCCAGATCGACGACTACGGCAAGCCGCTCGCGTATTACATCCAGGATCAGCCCAAGGATTACGGCTTGCTCGCGCGTGGGATCGGCCTCGCGTCGTCGGCGGGCACCTGGACGCGCGTACCGGCTGAGACCGAGTGGGGCCGGAAGCGGGTGATCCACATCTTCGAGCAGACGCGGGTGGACCAGAGCCGGGGGGCTCCGATCCTCGCGCCGGTCATCGAGCAGTTCCGAATGCTCGACGCCTACCAGCGTACCGAGCTTCAGTCGGCCATCGTGAACGCGATTGTCGCCGGTGTGATCGAGACGCCCATGGACCCGGCGGCGCTCGCGGAACTGATCGGCACCGATCCCAACAAGTACCTCACCGGCAAGAACGACTACCGCGTGCAACTCGAAGGCGGCAGTCTGGTGCCGCTCTATCCCGGCGACAAGCTCACGCCGTACACGCCGTCGAGGCCGGTGGGGACTTTCCCGGCGTTCGTCGAGACCATCCTGCGGCAGATCGGCGGCGCTCTCGGGCTGCCGTATGAACTGGTCGTCAAGGACTTCTCGAAGTCGAACTATTCGAGCGCCCGCGCGGCGCTGCTCGAAGCGTGGCGCTTCTTTATCAACCGGCGCGTGTGGCTCGCGACCTACTGGTGCCAGCCGGTGTACGAACTGTGGCTCGAAGAAGCGGTTTCTTCCGGTCAGGTCGAGGCCGACTTCAGCTACGAGACGCGGGCGTACTACTGCCGCGCGAAATGGATCGGCCCCGGACGCGGATGGATCGATCCGGTGAAGGAAGCGCAGGCCGCGCAGATCCGCATCGAGAATTACGTCTCGACGCTCGAAGTCGAGTGCGCCGAGCAGGGTCTCGACTGGAACGAAGTGCTCGAACAGCGTGCGCTCGAACGCGAACGCATGAAGGAACTGGACCTCCTGCCCGCAACGCCGCAACCCGCAGCCGCCGCCGCCGCCCCGGACACGACCCCGTCAGACGGCGGCGACGGCTCCGGCCAGGAGGATCAAGTGCCGCCCGCACAGGAGAAAGCCGCATGAGCAAAGAACACATCCGCATCCTCTCGCTGCTCGAAGAGCGTCCGTGGGCCATCACCGAGGACATGATGCGAACCATCCTCGACATCGTCCAACAGCCGCTGCACGAGGCCTCCGACCTGGATGCCGTGGCCGCGCGGATCGGGAGGCCGCTGGCAAACACCTACAGCGTGGAGCAGCGCGATGCGGTCGCCGTGGTGGACGTGAGCGGTCCCATCTTCCGCTATGCGAACCTGTTCACGCATTTCTCCGGTGCCGTCTCGATCCAGGACCTCTCGACCGATCTGCAGGCCACCGTGGAGAACCCGCTGATCAAGCACATCGTGCTGAACGTCAACTCACCCGGCGGGCAGTACGACGGCACCAACGAGTTGGCCGACCGCATCCGCGCGTTGAATCAGATCAAGCCGGTCACCGCCTACGTGGGCGGCACCGGCGCGTCGGCGGCGTACTGGCTCTCTGCGGCGGCGGGCCGCATCGTGGCCGAGGAGAGCGCCTTCGTCGGCAGCATCGGCGTGGTGGCGGCGATCCGCGACAACAAGGCCGCGCAGGAGCGCCAGGGCATCAAGAATTACCAGTTCGTGTCGAGCCAGTCTCCACGAAAGCGACCGGATCTGGATAGCGCCGAGGGCCGCGCCCAGATTCAGGAGCAGGTCGATATCGCGGCGGAACTCTTCATCTCGAAGGTGGCGAGCTTCCGTGGCGTGAGCGCCGAGACCGTGATCGAGAAGTTCGGCAAAGGCGGCGAGCTATCCGCAGCGCAGGCGCTGAAGGTCGGCATGATCGACGCCATTGGCAACTTCGAAGGTCTGGTCGAAGAACTCAATTCAAAGGAGGTCACCTACGTGCCACAAGGAACCGCAGCGGGCGCTCAACCGCCCGCCGAGCCGCAACCACAGCAACCGCCCGCCGCACCGGCTATCTCGGCGGAAGCCGTCATCGCCGAGGAGCGCTCGCGCTGCCAGCAGATCATCCAGTCCGAGGAAGCCGTTGGCCGCACCGTGCTCGCGCAGCACTTCGCCTACAAGACCAACATGACCGTCGCCGAAGCGAAGGCCGCGTTGGCCGCTGCGCCGCAGAATGCGACGGAGACCAAGCGAGACCCGCTCGCGGCTGCGATGGCGCAAATCCCGAACCCGAAGGTGGGGCCAGGACAACCGCCAGAGGACAAACAGAACGACGCCGAGACCGAAGCGCGGGCCGTGCTGCAGTTCGTGCCCAAGGCTCGGCGCATGCAACAGGCGAGCTAACGCCACAGAAAGAGGAGAGCAAACATGCCCGCAAGTTTTTCATCGACTGATTTTACTTACGACCAACTGGTCGCTTCCGAGACCGTCTCGCGCAGCGGCATCATGACATCCGGGGCTGGCGTCGTCAAACGCGGCACCATCGTCGGCGTCGCCTCCGCAACCGGCAAATACACTAAGACGGACGCCGCCTCTGCCATCGTCGCCGAGGACTGCGACGCCACCAGCGCCGACGCTGCCTGCGTCGTGTATGTCCAGGGCAAGTTCCTGGCGACCGGCATCACGTGGCCCGCTGCCGGGGCGCACTCGGTGCATACCGCGCTTCTGCATGACTTGGGCGTCTATATCCTGAGCGCCATCGACGAGAGCGGGCAATTGGTGAAGCCGGATTCGGCGACCGTCGGACCCGCGCCGAAACTGGCCGAAGCGCCGCCCGAACAGCCGCCCGCTACGCCTCCGGTCGCGGTGACTCTCAGCCCGACGAGCGAGCCCGCCGGTAACAAGAACGGCGAGACCGGCGACACCATCGCGGTGACCACCACGGCGACCGATCCGTGGACTGCGGCCACGACCGACCCATGGATCACCATCACTGCTCCGACCGGGCCGACTACCGGCAACGGAACGGTGACCTACAATCTCGCCGCCAACACCACCGGCGTATCGCGCTCGGGCTCCATCACCATCGGCGACCAAACCTTCGCCGTCACCCAAGCCGGATAGAAATTCGACCGCGCGTAAGCGGCGGCTTGTTTTGGGGAAGGCAGGCCGCAGCGACCGCGAGGGTCAAAGGAGAAAGGAAAATGGCAGACCTGTTTTCAACAGACGTATTGAACGCAGTCGTTGCGAGTTTGCTCGGCAATCCGCAATTCCTGCTCGACCGCTACTTCCCCAACACGCAGAACGAAACCTCGGAGGAGATCCACTTCGACACGCTGAACGGGGCTCGCCGCCTCGCGCCCTTCGTCAGTCCGTATGTCGAAGGGCAAATCGTGGAGTCGCAGACCTTCAAGACCGCCACGTACAAGCCCGCGTACATCAAGGACAAACGGGTGTTCGATATGAACCGTCCGCTCAAGAGAAGCGCGGGCGAGCAGATCGGCGGCACCCTGACTCCGGTGGCGCGTCTCCGCGCGATGGTCGCGCAAGATCTGCAGGACCAGATCAACATGCTGCGGCGGCGGCAGGAAGTGATGTGCGGCGAGGTGCTCGCCACCGGCAAGCTCACCATCAGCGGCGACAAGTATCCGACCGCGCTGCTCGATTTCGGACGCGCGGCGGGCAACACCATCACGGCGGCGACGCTGTGGAACGCGGGTACCGCGAAGCCGCTCGACGACTTGCAAGATTGGGCGCAGATCTGCCTCAAGCAGACCGGCGCTCAACTGCTCGACGTGATCATGACCGTGGACGTGTGGAAAGTGTTCCGCGCCGACCCCACGATTAAAGACCGCCTGAATATCATCCGCAGCTTCGGGCAGCTTCCCTCGCTGATCCCCGACGCGCAGTTGACCGAGGGCGGCGTCTTCATGGGCACCGTGGACGGCTTCAACATCTTCGTGTACAGCGGCTGGTATGTCGATCCAGCCGACGGCGTGGAAAAGCCGATCCTTCCGGTGGGCACAGTCATCCTGACCGGCGGGCAGCTCGAAGGCGTGCAGGCCTACGGCGCGATCCGCGACGAGCAGGCCGGTCTGCAGGCCGTCTCGTACTTTTCGAAGTCCTGGCTGCAGGAAGATCCGAGCGTGCGCTTCATCATGCTTCAGAGCGCTCCGCTGATCGTTCCGTACCGGCCCAACGCGAGCTTCAAAGCGAAGGTTCTCTAATTCTCTTCGGCAACGCCACCGACGCCGAAGGAACTAGCGAGGGCCGGGTCTGAGCTTCACTTCCCCAAGGGCTCGGCTCTTCGCATGGCCGCAAAAACAATTTTCAAAGGGAGGCTTATGAGCCAGGGAAAAGAGGTCGCCGTACAACAGGGCAAGCGGATTTCCGTGCAGCAGGTAAGGGACATCTTCGAGGCCGGAGATCTGCCGATGCCGACCGCCGTTACGTATCGCCCAGATTTCTGGGACAACATCTACGTCGTCAACCCACCGGGGTTCCCGCCCACGCAAATCAATCCGACATATTGCCTGTCGGTAACTTCCGCGATGGAATTGATGCTGATCTTAGCTGACCTTGAGCCCATCGGCTACGCGGCCCCGCCATTGACTTACACCGGCGGGCCGTACAGCATTTCGAGCGATGTGCCGTGGCTTGAGTTCAATAACGGCGCGGTTCGCAATGCCGGTCAAGTCGCACAGTATTGGGTGAATAACAACGGCGACCCCGGAGGCCACACGGCGGAAAGCCGCGCAAGGCAGGACATCGCCTGGGGCTAACCCGATGTCTCCTCTTGCCGACAACCCGTTCAATACGGTCCACGCCCCGACGCTGTGGGCCGTGCTCCTGACGGAGTTCGGGCAGGAAGTCAATTACTGGCCGGATCGCGACGATACTCAGGCGCTCGTCGTGTCCGTGATCTGGAAGGAAGGCGCGGAGGACGAAGAGGTCTCGCCCGGTCGCTACTCGAACATCTGGGTGCAGAACTCGGACTTCTCCGCGCTTCCGCATAAGGGCGACGCCGTGGAATCGGATGGCAAGGTCTTCGACGTGGTGCGCATCGACGCCACGCGCTACGGCTATTCGCGCCTCGTGCTGCAGGAGGACACGTATGCCTAACGGTTTCACGGCCAAGGTGCGAACCGGGCGCGTGCGGCCTCCGCGCCTCGACGGCGGCCAGCAGCAGGCGCTCGGGGAAGAGATGGTCAAGCAGCAGAAGGCCCGGTGGGCGACCGGCGTCAACGCCGACGGCCAGAACGCCAAGCCGCTCTCGAAGAAGTACATCTTCCAGAAGAAGAAGTACCGCAACATCCGGGGCCAGCCGATCCGCGACAACCGCATGACCGGCGTGCTGGTGAAAAACTTCGCGCTGCGCAAGGCCATCAACGGCAATATCCGCGCGGAGAACTCCACGCGCGAGGCCCGCGCCCACGCCAACCGCGCGGTGCAGTACGACAACATGATCGGCTTTTCTGGCAAGGACACCGTCGCGATCCTCAAGGAGGCCAACGACCTTTACGGCGACGCCCTGAAGAAGGCCTGGGTGCCCATCAATGGTTGATCTCGAAGATCTGACCAACGCCTTGGTGGACGCGCTGCGGCGCGTTCCCGAGCTTGTGGCGGCGCTCGGCGGCGATCCCATGCGGATCATGCCGTACATCGACAACAACCCGGATTTCAATTCGCTCTCGGCGGCGGCTTACGAACAGGAACCGGGCAGCGTGCTGGTCGGTTGGGACGACACGCAGATCACCGAAGACGAGATGCCGCAGTGGCTCCACAACCATTTGTTTTACGTGCGTGCGCAGCGTAAAGGCGTAAGCGCTCTGCGCCTCGTGACGCTGCTCGTAAACGGCGTGCCCGATCCCGGCGACGGCCAGCGATGGCGCTTCTGCCCGGTGATGGAGGGCGTGTACCGGACGGAGATCCCTTCCATCGAGCGCATCCAGGATTCCGAAGGTGTTGACTACTTTGCCGTTCATGCGGCGACCAAGGAAACAGGAGACGAATAAATGGCTACCGCGAGTTGCCCCGCGAATGTAAGAGAAACCAAGATCGCATTCGGCTTCAAACCGCAGGCCGATGTCGCGACCATGAATCTCCCCACCGAGATGTGGTCGCTCACCAAGACCAACCCGGCGCTCTCGGTCATCACGCCGGTCACCGAAAACGACGCCAACGATATCGGCAAAGGCGACGAGTTCCCCACGCAGATCTTCCCGTCGCACATGGACGCGGCGGTGCCGGTCGAGAAGTATGCGTCGTCGGAGTTCCTCGCGTGGCTGTTCTGCTTTGCGACCGGCAAGGCCTCCAAGACCGCCGCCGGTACCGGCTGGACCTATAGCGCGGTGCCATCGGACCCGGTGACCGAGTGCATCAACCTCACCCCGTTTACCTTCGCGGAACAGATCCGCACGCCGCCCGATTCGGTGATCGACCGCGCCGCCGTGGGCATGGTGGTCTCGGACTTCACCATCCTGATGGAGAGCGGACCCGGGCGCAACAACTGCCGGGTGCAAGCCAACTTCGTGGGCACCGGCAGAGTCAACGCGCCCTCCGGCATCACGCCCTGGCCAACCGTCACCACGGAGCATTTCCTGAATGCCGCGTCGGCGCAGATCACCATCAACGGCATCGACTACGTGCTGGCAAAAAGTTTCATCTCGCTGGAGTTCCGGTGGACCAACAACGTGCGCCTGGATAGCGGCTTCTATCCCGGCTCGGGAACGCAGAACGGCTACGCGGTGCGCGGGCGCATGGAGTACAACACGCGCGAATGCACGCTCCGCTTCGTGGCCCGCGCGGCCAAGGGGTCGCCCGAATACAACGCGCTCGTGGCGCAGCCGCCGACCGAGGGACCGGCGTCCATCAAATTGGTCGGCGCACTGATCGGCGCGGGTCCGTCCAAGCACGGCATGGACATCGAGATTCCCCGGTGCGTGTTCGCGTCGGTGGTCAACGGCGACACCGACGGCGTGGTCAACGTGGACTGCACCATGACGCTGCTCAAGCCGGTCGGCGGCGGCGACTACATCACCATGTCCGCGACCACGGAGTTCGACGGCATCCTGGCGCTGATGTCTGGAGGCCCGGTGCCTCCTGCGACGCCGCCCACCGAGACGCTGCCGGTCGCGAGCGCGAGCATCCCGGCTGCCGGTGCCAGCGGCCAGAGCTTCGACGTGCAATCCACGGCAACCTGGGCGGCCACGAGCACGGACGCCTGGATTACCATCACCGCGCCCACCGGCACGGTCACCGGCGACGGCACCGTGACTTACATCGTGTCGGCGAATACCGATCCCGCGCCGCGCACCGGCCACATCACCGTTGGCACGGCCACGTTCCAGGTCGATCAAGCGGGCGCGTAACAGTTCTTTGGAGGAAAAGGGAAGTGAACTACAAATTCGATTCGCAAGCGGAGATCGTCGCGCGGGCGCGTACCGTGTCCGCAGGGGCGACGGAGCTTTCCGTCAAATTTCCCGACGACGAGGCCTGGGGCGAGCGCGGCAGGAAGTGCCGCATCATGGTCAAACAACTGGGGCGCGGCAACACGGAAATGGAGACCGACTACGGCGACGTGGACCTCAAGATCTACGAGCGCGTGCGCCTCAATGGGAGCCCCGCGCTCACGCCCTTCGAGGCCACCAAGATGATGAACGTTCTCGGGCAGGCGCAGGTCGTCGATAGCGGGCTCGTGGGCGACGGTGCGGAGGTCGAGCTTCGCGTCTTCGGCGGCACCGTGCGCCACACGGTCAAGCGGGTGCCGTCGGCGGAAGAGGTACACAAATTACACAAGGCCGCGCGTCAGTGGCAGAACTCGCGCGGGCAGACCGAATACCGGCTCTACGTGGAACCCGGCGCGAAGCTCTACGAGGCCTGCGGCGGCGCGAGCGAGGACTACGCGAACGCCATCCCGGCGATCCACAAGGACGCGGTGATCCGCGAGGTGATCCGCGAAGTGGACAACGAACTGGAGCCGCTCAACGATGAAAGCCTTTTTTAACCGGCGGCGGCTGGCCGGAAGCGCCGTCGCCGCGTTTCATCTTTCACCGGATGATGCGGCGCAGCCGCCTATGCCCCGGAGCGCACGAGTGCCCCGAGGTCTTGAACGCACAACCGCTCGCGACCGCGCAAGCAGCCGTTCCCTGCGCGGAATGTCCCGCCGAGTTACTGGGGGAATATTTGGGGTCGCCTTCCGGCCAGCGTCTGTCAGTGGTGATCGATCTGGACTTCGCGCTCCAGTCGGGCTTCCACCTGACTCTCCATGACGTGAGCTATCGCGAGTTCCGGCTCTTGCGGATTTTGGCGGAGGAGCGGCAGAAGTTCGAGATCGAGGAGATTCGAGGGAAACGAGATGGCCAATAAAATCTACATCCAACTCGAATTTTCCGCCGACGGCGCAGAGAAGTCCATCGATCAACTCAACCAGAAGATCAAGAATATCGGCGACACCACCGAGAAATCCACCAAGAAGGCCACCGCGAGCGTCACCGGCTTCACGGATTCACTCTTCAAAGCACTGCTCGGCGCGAACGTGGCGCAGAGCGGCATCACGCAGTTGGCCCGCACGCTCGCCGACTTCACCAAGGAGGCGGTCAAGAGCGCCGCGCAGTTTGAGGAATTGGAGGGATCGAACCGCTCTCTCGCGGCGACCGCCAATATCAGCACGCAGGCGATGAATCTGTTGAAGGCGCAATTGCGCGACGTGAATCTCGAAGGGGTCGAGGCTTCCAAGATCATCAATGAGTCTCTGCTCGAAGGCATCACCGATCCCAAACAGATCGCGGCCATCGGCAAACTCGCCCAGAGCATCGAGCGGATCACCGGAAGGGACGCGGTCGAAAATGCGCAGGCGATTTCTCTTTCCGTCGCGAGCGGCAACACGCGCCGGTTGCGGGAACTCGGCCTGATCGTGGATCTAAATAATGCCGAAACGGCGAGAGAAAACCAACTCAAACGTTTTCTGACCGACCGCGAACTGATCGAACTCCGATTGACCAAAGTCATCAGTGATTTCAACCAGAAGGTAAAAGAGGGCGACCTCCCCACGCAGACGCTCCTCCAGGGGTGGCGGGACTTTCACGATACGTTCGAGGAGTTCAAACGCAAATTCGGCGACGCGCTCGTCGGCCCTCTGACTGAAGCCCTGAAACTTGCGGATCAACTCCTGCAAACCATCAACACGATCCAGACGGCACAGAGAGGCCTCACGTTGATTCCTGGCGCGGTCTTCGGCTCGAAGACGCAGCCGCCGACCAGCGGCATCTTGAGCTTCCTGGGAGACAAGCTGATCAATTGGGCCGGAGATACCCTGGATAAACTGCTTCCGCCGCCGCCGCCCATCAAAGAAAAACCGCCGTATGGCCCGGAGACGCCGCCGCCGGAACCGCCTCCCACCAAGGAATTGCTGGAGCAGCGCAAGCTCGCTAAGGAAGCCGCTGAGGCCGAGATCCAAGCGGAACAGCAACTCCAGAACGAGCGCAAGAGCACACTGGTGGCGATTGAAGCCGTGAACTCCGCGCAGACTGCGTCCATCGCCAAGCAAGCCAAGAGTTTCGAGAACTCCACCGAAGCCAGCAAAGAGACGCTGTACCTGTGGGTCGCCATCGAGGCCCAGCGAAGGCGTGGGATCGAGCAGTTGATCAAAGAGGGCGAGCAGATCAAGCGCAACCGGGCGCTTACCGTGGATGAGTTCGGCAACCGGCGCTACAAGCCGCTCTCGCCCGGTTTCATTCGTGATGTCGATTTGCAGACCCTTGAGAAAATCCGCCAACTCAACATCCGGCTGGATGCCGAATTGAACGAGAACTTCGCGGAGATCGCGGAGGCCCGCGTCAAGATCATTTCGAATCTGATCGATCAGCTTTGGATCGAACCCGCGCGGCAGGCGCTGCAGATCTGGGACGAGTTGCGGCAGGACACCGAGAAGCTCGCCGACCTCCGCTATCAGCAGAGCGTACAAGGGATCGAGCAGCGGACCCAGGCCGAACTGGAATCGCTGCAGGCCGTCGAGGTGGCCACGCTCAAGCAGGCCGTGATCCTCGAAGAGCGGAAGCGGGACATCACCATCAGAGGCCTGCGGGAACGGAACACGCTGCAGCAAGAACAAATCGATGTCGAGACCGAGCGCGAGGTGCAGAAGGAGTTCGGCAGGCTGCGGCTCGCGGGCGTGACCGACGAGAGGATCTACCAGCAACGCCGGGAGTCGCTCGAAAAGCTCGGGCAACTGCAGAAGGACATCGCGCAGCAGGTGACCGATGCCGCGATCCGCGAGGCCGCGATCCGCGCGAATGCGGAAGTGCAGCAGGCCATCCTCGCGCAGTCCCGGCAGACCTTCGACAAAATCAAGGACTTCACCAGCGGGATCTTCGACGCCTTCACGCAGAAGTCCACCTCGGTGTTCAAGGCCATCGCGGATGTTTTCAAAAACACCTTCATCAACGCGCTGAAAGAAATCGTCACCAGCCAGTTCGCCATCGCGCTATACAAACTTCTCGGCTACGGGACGGCATACTATCAGGGACCGGGCCAGCCGGTCTCGTTCACCCGGCAGGCACCGGGCACCGGGTACACCGGCCTGGGCTTTGGCCGCAGCATCCTCGGCGCGGCGTTCGGCTATGGCGGCACTGGAGTAGCACTGCCCGCGCCGGTGGGCGTGAGCGACACCACGTTCAAGGCCATCACCGAGGGCGGCGGGACTGGAGAGGCGAACCGCGAGTACGACGACCGTTACTATGCGGCCACCGGCCAGCTTCCACCGGGCGGGCTCGCGCCGGTGCCGTACCCGTCGCTCGCGAGCCTGGGCATCCGCTCGATCACGGCGGCACCGGCCTACAATCCTTCGCAACTCGCGCGGGCTCGCGAAGCCTTCAACGTCGGCAAGCCGGTCACGGTGATCAGGAACGGCAGCACTCAGGTGATCCCGTGGGCACAGGCGACCGCGACGGAGAAGCTCCGGTCGGTGCTGCGCTCTTCCGGCTTCCGCTCGCTCGCGGCATCGGTCGGCATCACGGCAGCGCTCGGCGGGTTGTCGCGCTCGGGCCTGGGCGCTCTGGTGCAGACCGGCCTGGGCGGCGCACTCGCGGGTTATGGCTTCGCGAAGACGCTCGGCCTCACCGGCGCGGAGGGACTGGTCGCCGGTCTGGGATTGGGCGTAGCGGCGGCGGGCCTGAAGATCGGCGGCACCTTGGGCGACATCGCCACGGTCGGCGGCGCGGCCCTGACCGGATACACGGCGGGCCATCTGATCGGCCTCACGCCAGCGGGCGGCGCACTGCTCGGTGCCGGTGCCGGTCTCTTCGCGGCGGGCCTGCGGCGCGGCGGCGCGGTCGGCGTGGCCGAAACTACACTGGGCGGCGCGGCGGCTGGTGCCGCCATCGGCAGCATCGTGCCGGGTATTGGAACCGCCGTCGGCGCAGCCGTCGGTGCAGTCGTGGGCCTCGGCGCGGGCATCGCGCGATTGTTTATCAAGACCCTGGACGAGAAGGTGCGGGCGGCGGTCAAGAACGTTTACGGCATCGACATCCCCGACGCAAAGATTCGGCAGCAGATCGTGGATATCGCCAAGCAGCGCTACGGCGGCAACATCGACGTGGCCGTGCGCTCGCAGGAGGTCCAGGAGATCGTGCGCCTGTATGCGCTCGCGACCGGGCAGCAGGCGCGGCTCCCGCGACCGCTCTATCCGGTGGCCATCGCGCAGCAGGGAGGGAGCCTGCAGACGCAGCCGGTGTACTCGAATGGCCAGCTTGTCCAGAACCCGTACACCGGCGTGACGACCTCGCAGTGGCAGACCGCCGGTCTCTATCTGCAGATCAACCCGGCGCAAGCGAATGCGCTCTTCGAGGGCCGCGTGGTGAACGTGCTCGAAGGCAACCCGGCATCGGTGTCGCAGGCGACCGCGAGCGGCGCGGCCTCGGGGAACGGGCGTACGGCGCTGCGCTCGGCGCTCTTCGATCCGCTCACGGTGAACGCCTAGTGCCGAACCACGTCCAACCCGCGAACCCGACGGTGGTGCTCCCCAATTCGCTTTCGAGCGCGTTCCAGGAAGAGCAGCGCATCGAAGCTCTACTCAATGCTTATCAGAGCGGATTCTCCACACGAGCCGCGCTCGCCATCAACCCGCGCCGGTACTGGAAGCTCACCAAGCAATTGACCGAAGCGCAGTGGACCACGCTGCGCAATTTCTATAAGGCGAATCTGGTTAACCCGTTCTGGTTTTATAACCCGCGCGAGACTGCGCCGCCTTTCTCATATGATCCTACCGGCGGCGCATCGGCGGGCCGTTACGCGGTGGTCTTCGACGGGCAGTGGACCGAGGACATCCTGATCCCCAGGCGCAACGCCGCGTTCGGCCTGCGCGAGGTGGCCTGATGAATCTCGGCCCCATCGCGATCATCGATCCGCCGGTCATCGGCGACTTCCCCCTGCGCAGCGATTACGGCACCGGCATGGACCTGCAGCCGTCGCTTGCGATCCACGGCTTCGATCAACCGGGCCTCAAGATCGAGCAGCGCTTTGTATTAGGCGCACCCGTGCGGCGCTTCCGCGTGCGCAAGGAATACCTCTCCTGCACGGAATTAGACGACCTGCGGGCTCACTGGCAACTGGCTCAGGGGTCGCTGGCTCAGTTCAACTACAAGTACATCTACGGGCCTGGGGCGGGCTTCGAGATGGTGCTCTGCCGCTACGAGAACCCGAACATCACCTTCAATCAACTGGTCGGCATGATCACCGGCGATCCCGGCATCACTTTGAGCGAAGTAGTGACCACCCCGGAAGTCTATACCGCCGATGAAGTCCTTTCGCGTTTTCCAAGCTCGGCCTTCAACGCGGCGCTCACGCAGCAGGTGCAGACCATCATCCCGCTCGTCACCATCCAGGACCGCAAAGGCAACCTGCCGATCTACGTATCCAACCGGCTGGTGCAGGTCAACGGCATCGCGGGCAATCCGACATTCATCCCGCGCCTGCTCACCTGGGGCGGGCTCTCGCAGACTTTGGGCGAGGCCTCCGACGGCACTACCTTCCAGTTCGGCAACGCCGACGATGCCTGGACCAAGCTCGTGAATCACAAGGACGGGAACGGGGACTTCGATTACAACCTCTTCCGCGCCTACCTGCAGTTCTCGTTGCTCCGCGTCGATCCGGCGGGCAACACGCTGGTCCATCTGTGGGCCGGTAACGTGACCGGATGGGCCATCGATCTGGGCAACGGCACCTTCACGCTGCCGGTCTCCGATGGCGCGTACCAGTTGGGCCTGAGCTATCCGACGCGCATGGTCACGCGCACCTGCTGGAAGGTCTACAAGGGCCGCTATTGCCCGAGCACGTCGAGCCTGCCGGATTGCCCGAAGTCCTGGGAGGCCTGCAATGATCGCGGCGTCCCGCACAGTTTCGGCGGTCTGGTGGTGCTGCCGCAGAAGGTGCGCGTCAAAGACAACTCGACCGGCGTGATCGGCTTCGGGCGCTCCGTGTTCACCAGCGTCACGGTCGCGCAGGACACCGTGTATCAACGCGCGATCCAGGAAGTCTACACGGACAAATCGTTGGTGGTCACCTGCGATGTGGCCGGTGGCCGCGACGAAGGCGATTTCTATTCGGCGCTCGGCATTGTCGGCGAAGGCCCCATCGGAGGATATAACATCGATCTGGTGCGGCAGCGTCTCGACGGCCAGCCGCCGCACGATCCCAAGCATTACGGCGGATGGCGCGGCATCGTGGGGCATGATCCTGCGCCGACACAAGATTACTTCGGCCTGGATCAGGCACCTTGGAATCCGCTGAGTCCGCCGCCCAACTCGACCTACGCGGCGGGCCTCGCTTTCGCCGAGATCCGGCGCACCGACGAGAAGGGCCTGCAGCTTTCGGATGTCGCTGATCGCGCCATGTCGGTGACCGTGATCGCGGGGATCGGCGGGTGGACTTGGACCGCGCCCGGTGCGCGGGTGTGGAAGGACGGCCTCGCGAACCCCGTCTGGGTGCTGATCAACGTATGGCTTCGTGCCAACGGCCTGCGCGTCGATCCGGCGAATGCTTCGAGCGTTCCCGTGGAAACGATGGAAGCGCTCTTCGATGTGAATCAGGCCATCGCGGCGGCGGATATCTGCGACATCAGCGTGACGAAGATCGTGGGCACGGGCTTCGAGCGGCAGTTCCCGTTTCGCGGTTCGCTCAAGGAGCGCAAACCGCTGAAGGATTGGTTGCAGGAGATCTGCAATTGCTGCCTGGGCTTCTACACCTTCGTCAACGGGAAGCTCTGGCCGGGAATCCGCATCAACTCCAGCGTGCCTGCGGGCAACGCCTTCACGCGCGACACGATCCTGTTCAAAAGCCTGCAGATCAATCCGCACACCCCGGCATTCAACTGGCTGATCGGCGAGTTCGGCGACGAGGAGTTCGATAACCAACTCAACAACGTCACGGTGTACGACATCGATTACGCGAGCTATCAGGGCAGCGCCGACTCGCCGCAGTACACGCCCAACACCATCAACTTCGTGGGGGTCTCGAATAAAAGCCAGTGCGCCAGGATCGTCACCACGCGGCTGCGCGAAGAGTTGGGCGGCACCACCCTCGCCGAACAGTTGGCCGCGCGGCGTATCCGTTTCCGCACCACCATCCTGGGCCTGCAGACCATGGTCGGCGATATCATCTCGCTCGACCACACGGACTTACCCAACGGACGCCACGAAGGCCGCGTGCGGCAATGGACGCTGAACCCGGATTACTCCATCGACATCGAGACCACGCCGACCACCGACTCGATGTATGACCTCGACGCCGGTCCCAAACCGGATGACGTTCCGGCAGAGCCTTCGCGGCCCGAACAGCTTCCCGCGCCCAACGGCCTAGCGTGGATGCCCAACGGCCTCGCGCCCTTCGCGGGCGATCCGCTCTACACCGATCCATTGGAGCGCACCTTCGCGCTGCAGCAGGATTACAACATCACGCGCGACGGCACCTGGAACCCGGCGGTGTACATCGGTGGCGAGTTCCCCATCAACCAGTTTGTGGTGCCAGAACAGCCGCGTATCTTAGAGATGAAGTTCGGGCCACCGGGCTCGGGCTCGATCACGGGGCCGGTCACAGTCTACGCCGCGATCACCGTGCGCAACACCGACGCGGAACCGGCGACGCCCTCGAATCTCTCGGCGCTCTACGTGGACGCCACGCTGGTCAACGTGAGCATTCTGATCACGGTCGCACCGGCACCGGGCACCTGGGCGACCTACGACGTGTGGGCGGGCCTCGACCGGCGGCGCATTGCCAAACAATACACCGTTGCGGGCGACGTTCCGGCGACCGTTACTTTCACCGGGCCGGTCCATGACATGACGCAGGGGTTGCCATCGCAGGCCGCGCGGGCCATCGAGACGCGGGCCAAACATGTTTGGCATTCGGGCGTGGCCGGTGTGCTCGTGACCGGCGTACCGGCGGCGAATCAGATCCAGGCGAACGACTTTATCGGCTCGACGGACAACTGGGTGGGGCGCATCCTGAGCGCTCTCGCGGACCAGTCCGACGGCTCGGTGCCGTTGTGGAACTTCCAGGTCACCGCGTTCGATTCGGCGACCGGCACTCTCACGGTCACGCCGGATGCGGTGCGCGGCGCTCCAGAGGATTCCGTCGAAGAAGGCGACGTGCTGATCGTGCGCTCGACCGCGACCGCCGCCGACGCGGACTCCTACACCGATTCGATGTGGGACAACTTCGTCTCACGAAATCAGTTCGGCTCACCCGGCCTGCGTCCCGGCGAGGAGAAGGACCGCATCGTGCGCATCCTGCGCGGCGCGGGCGCAGGCCAGTTCCGCCACATCACCGGCAACGATGCGACGAAGATCAGCATCGCGCCCTCGTGGGATACGATACCCGATTCGTCATCCGTCCTGATCGTCGAAGACCCGGAGTGGGTGTACTTCTCGAAGTCATCGGAGCTTCACGCGGCGCGGGATGGAGTCACGCTCACCATCCGCATGCGCGTGGACAATCTGCGCGATGTGGTCGTGCTCGTGGGCGCATTCCTGGTCGATGATCAGGGGCGCTACACCGACGAGGAGTTCGCCTGCTTCCGCGAGATCTATGTATTCGGCCAGCCGCCGACCACGCGCGAGATCGGGCCGGAGCAACTCGATCCGGCGACATCGCTGCCCTGGCAGGCGCTCGCCATCGATCACAACCTGCGCGTGGATACGAGCGCAAACGATGTGTCGATCCAGTTGCCGCCGCTCTACGTTTACCAGGGCAGGCCGCTGTTGGTTTATAACGATGCGCCGAGCGGCGCATTCAATGCGTTAGTGAATGCCTACCCCGGAGAGACGCTCTCGGACGGCTCGACGATGGCGACCATCACGCCGGGTCAGATCGGCAGGTTTACCGCAGGATAGCGATATGGAAATTGGAGAGGTTGTCGTTTTGGGGGTCGCTACGATCATCGTGCTTCTGGTGATTTATTGGCTGTTGTTGACGCGTCAGAAATAAGATATGCCGGTCGGAAACTGGATCTTCGAAATCACAAGCAGCGTGCCCGGTGGGGGCCAGCCCTACGTTCCGCCGGATGCGCCGCCGGTCACCATCGGGACCGCCGAAGTCGAAGAGATCTACAGCGGCGTCTTCGAAGTGCGCGTGAACTGGACCAAGAACGCAGCCGCGACCGCGTCCAACTTTACGGGCGTGGGCGTCTTCCTCGAAGATCCCGACATGAGCGAGACCGCGCTCGCGCCGATGGACGACACCGTCACGATGGACGACACCACGCAGATGGCGGGCAAGTGGATACCGGAGCACGTCACCGACACGGCGGAATCCCCGGCCACCTTCCGCATTGCTGGCAAGACCATCGAGAGGAAAATTCGCGCATACCTGCAGGCCTACAACAAGGTCGTCAGTTCGCAGATCACGCGGGCCAACGCGCCGAATCCGACGCCGAATATTCAAGTGACCATTCCAGCGGCGCGGGATTCCTACCAGAGCGGGCAGGAATACACGTGGCTGGTGACCAATCCAACCGTAGACGTGGTTGAGGACTTCGACAACCCAAACGGCCCCAAGTACCAACTGCATTACGGATACACGCCGCCCGACGATACGATTCCCCTGCCTCCCGGCCTGACTACGTTCGGTGGCGTGCAGATCGTTTTCGAGTACCCCGACGACAACAACCGCCGCGCGAGCGAGCGCTTCCTCGCGGTGAATCATCCCGAAACCTGGGTGTCGGAGATCTACGACGCGCAGACGCAAACGTTCAACGTCTACTTCTGCTCGGTGGATATCAACGGGCGCTCCAACACGCCGGTGCGCGGCGTCACGCCGATGGTCGAGGTCTCGATCAAGTATCCGCCTGACGGCCAGCAGACGGTGCCGCCGGTCACCGGCTTCACGCTCACGAATCCGCGCCACGAGTGGCAACCTGACGGCACGCTGTGGGCGACCGTCACCGCGAACTGGACCAACCCGGACGTGGTCCGCTTCGGTGCGGTCGAGTTCTGGCGTGTGGGCGTGGTGCCGCCCCGCAAGTTCGACCGTAGCTCCGTCTCACCGCTGCCGCTGCGCGTGATCGATTGGCCCACCTCTCCTGAGGCCTGGACTGTAGCGGCGATCTCGGTGGGCCGCGACGGGAAGCTCGCCGACGATCCCAACAATCTCAGCGCGGCGACGCCGACGGCGATCTGGAATATCGGACCTCCGGGCACAGGCGGGCAGGGCCACGAGTACACACCGCAGGTCACGATCAGCGGCGCGACGGTCGATACCACGCAGCAGTTGAATAGCGATGGCGTGGTGATGATGTCCCACACCATCAAAGGCTGGATCAATTCCACGGACAACAGCTTCGGCGGCGTCTCAATTGCCCGTGTGGTGAAAGACCAAGACCCCAATGGGGCGACCACGAACGTTCAGTGGTGGGACGCGCCTAAGAATGCGACATCGATCATCACCGATTGGGAGCCTGCGCCAGCAGCGGTTTCCTGGGACTTCTATTTTGTCGCGCGAGATCAGCAAGGGAAGCGCAACACGATTGTGATGGGCTATCCGGCAGCGGGCACAACGCCGAAGGTCACGGTGAACTTTACGCCGATGGCGGGCGATGTACTGGCTTCCCGCTTACCGAAAGACTGGTTCAGTGAAGACGAGTTTAGCTGGCCATCTGCTCCAGGCGACGACAAGTTCAAAGTGGACAAAGTCATCTCGGCCAAAATTTATGTCGGCTCGATCCTGCGGGTTGGCGGCGGCACGACGCCGGATACGGGAACGCCCGATAAGCCCGGTTATGTACCGGGAACCAACCCAAGTTTTGGAAATAGCCAGAATGGACAGATCGCCGTCTACAATTCCTCCAACGTGTTGCGGGCCTGGATGGGTGAGCAGAACAATCAGGGGACACCCGATATTCCGAGCCCGCATCCGGTCTTCGGTGGTTGGTTCGCGGAGTTGTATGTCGGCGGCGACAATCCGACGAATGCGCCGCTGTACGCCACGCAAGCTGGCGTGGTGATTGTCGGCGGCTTCGACGTACAAGGATCGCGCTACCCCTACATCTCGATCCGCAATAAGTCTGGCATCGAGGTGGGCCGCATGGGTGCGCGGGTCGGCCAGGGGCAAGTCGGCAACGAGAGCACCATCGAGGGTGCTTGGTTCCGTGAATTTGCCTACGGCGGGCAGTCGTTTGCCGACTGGCGGATGCTGGCTCGCATGGACCCATCCAATCCGCAAGGCTCGACCGTAGAGATGCGGAACATTTCCAAGTTCCAGATCGATTACATGGCCAACTATCCGAGCGCCACGAATCCGACCAACGCGGCCATGACACTGCTTTTTGGCTACGACGCCTTCGTCGCGGACGTAGCGACCTCCACCTACTACAAGTTCCCCGGCATCTCGATGACGCGCACCGGCACTGGGCACCAGTGCATTCTGATCAATCGGGGCATTGTGCTGAACATGCCGAGCGGCACGATCACTTCGCCGGTGAGGGCGGGCGCGTTCGTGACCTACAACGGCCAGCAGACCGGCAACGATGCGGGCACCTTCTGGACGGTGCTCTCGATGAACTCCCCGACCACGCACAACGCCAATGTGGAGTTGGCGAGCGGCAGAGATGGCGGCGTAGGCGGCTCGCACTTCACTCTGTGGGACGGCAGCCTCACGCCGGTAGTCAACTTCAACGTGGACGAAACCGGCAACGTCACCGTTCGGGGTTCGTTCACGCTGAATTCCGACATGATCGCGACGCAGTATTCCGTGAAGGGCTCTCCGAATATTCCAGTGATCACTACCGGAGGCCAATTCAACGGCTCTGGCGGCGTGAATACTACCGGCGCGATCAGTTCCAGCAGCACGGTGACCGGCTCGGCGATCTGGGCCAATGGCAGAAATGTGATCAACTCTTCCTGGCAGTTCGTCGGCGACGGCGGCGTCGATAGCGCGGGCGGGATCACCGGCGCGTCGTTGTCCATTCGAGGCCATTCGCAGGCGATGATCACCAGTGCGGGTGCCTACTACGATGGCACCGGCGTGCAGGTTATCACTTTTGACGGGCAGTTCTGCGGCAAAGGCGGAATCTATACGAATGGCCAGATCGATACCGGAGGAACGGCGTCGATAGGCGCGGGCGGGGGCTTCAGGGCTTACGGGAGTACCGGGGTCACTGGGCCGACTACTTTCACTACAGCGGATGGCAAGACCGTCACCGTGCGCGGGGGCATTATTATTTCGGTGGTTTAACAAGGAGACTTATGGAAAGAGCATATAACTTACACGAGAGCGAAGCATTCCGGTCAGAGCAATTGAACCGGCAGCATCAGCAGACGCTGGCTAATATCGGCGCAGCGACACTCCAACTCGAAGCCGCCAAGGCGCAGCTTCCGCAGATCGAGCAGCAACAACGGCAACTGACGCAGGAGGTGATCCAGCGCTTGGGCATCCAGGACTTTGTCGGCGCACGGATCGAAGAAGGAAATGTGATCGTGCGTTTTCGCGGCGAAGCTCCAGACCTGGGCGTGGGGCCGCGCGTCGTGCCGCAGCTTCAGAACGGCAAAGAGAAAACGGCGGAATGAAGGCGATGCTGGAGGCCATCATCTTTTTGCTCTTAGGTGTGGGTGTTGGAATCGCAATTTCGCACTTGTATAGAACCCGTAGGAGGTAACTAAGCATGGCTGGTCCCTGGCTATCCAGAACGGATTATCAACCGACCGACCGCGTGAAGTCCCAGATGTTCAATAATCTGGCGCTCGATGACCGGACGTGGGGCGGCGATGTCAACGGCGGCGGCTTCAAATTATCGAACGTGATCCTCGATGGCTCGGGCGGATTCACCAGCCAGCTTTCGCCGCTCGTGATGACGCCCGGAGCGGACGGGTCCAGCCGCATCGAACTGGATCAAGGCGCGGCTCCCAACAACAAGGCACGCTGGAACGTCGGCAAGGACGCGGCTGCGGAGACCGGCGCGAACGCGGGCTCCAACTTCCAGATCGTGCGCTATGCCGACGACGGCACTACCGTGCTCGGCACGCCTTTCGCCGTCAATCGCGCGACCGGCGTGATCACAATGGGCGCTCAGAAATGGACCGGCGCTGTCGATGGCAACGGACAGACCTTGAGCAATGTCACCATCACCGGCTACGCAACCAATCCGATGACGACAAAGGGCGACATCATCATCGGCGGCACCAGCGGCGTGCCTGCCCGGTTGGGTGGCAGCGGCACCGATGGTTGGGTGCTGACTTACGATCTGGCCGGTGGCGCTCCTAAGTGGGCCGCTCCTCCCGCGACCGGCGTACCGACTTCGCGGGCCATCAATACTCCTGCCGGTAGTGGGCTTTCAGGTGGCGGCACCCTCGCGGCAGACCTTACGCTGCAGGGTGTCATCTTCGGAGCTTCCGGCGCACCTCATGCGAAAGGTATGGTGCCCGATCCCGGCGCGACGGCGGGCGCTACTCGCTTCCTGCGCGAAGATGCGACCTGGGGCGTGCCGACGGGCACCGGTGGCGGCATGAGTAACCCGATGACTGCTGCAGGTGATCTCATCGTTGGCAGCACAGCCGGTGCGCCGACTAATCTGGCCATCGGCACAAACGGGCAAGTGCTCACCGTCGATACGACAGTCACGCCGATCAAGCTGAAATGGGCCGCAGGCGCGGGCGGGCTCGATGTGCGCGTCAACTCCACCAGCTACGGCATCGCGAGCATCCTCAACTTGATTGCCGGAACGAACGTCACGCTCGGCGCATCCAGCAGCGCGGGCGCGACGAACGTAACCTTCAATGCGGCGGGCGGCGGTGCGGGCAGTCAGACGCCGTGGACTTCCGATATCGACGGGGCGGGATTTACGCTGAAGAATGCGGGGAAGATCCTGATTGGCACGAGCACCTTTTCTGTCAGTACCGGACAGATGCAAGTTGCGGGTGGCGCAGTGGAATCGTCTACGCGATGGACGAATACCGCGTCACCTAGTGGTGTTGCCGTTGGCGTTACTGCCACTAGCAGCAATGCGTTTTTGTGGAACTATGAGAACGGCCCGCTGCACCTAGCGACTAACAATCTGACTCGCCTGTACATCACGGCGGCGGGGAACGTGGGCATCGGCACAACGAATCCGCAAGGCAGCTTAGATGTTCGAGGCAGCGGCCCCGCTCAATTTCACGACACTGCAACCGGGCCGGTCTGTTACGTCTCGATAAGCGAATCCAGCACCATTAACAATATTCAATGGTGGAAAGATTCAACACCTACGGTAGCGGCGAGTATCGGCCTCAGTTCGCCATCGACCGCCCTTGGCGGCAATATTGTTTTTGCGACGTTCAACGGGTCTGCGTGGACGGATCGCATGATCGTGCTCAATAGTAATGGCAACGTGGGCATCGGGACGACGAATCCCCTAAATCTTGTTCAGGTACACGCTGGTACGGATGCCAACGTAGGCATACGTCTGGACTCCCAAACGGGCAATTCTGTCGGCTTCGGAGCCTACAACGATGCTGGCAGCAATGTTGTGCCGCTAGGCTTCAATGCGAGTAAGTTTATTTTTATGAACGGATCGGTGGGCATCGGGACGACGAGCCCAGGCTCACGCTTGGCGGTAATATCAACGGCCAGCATCGACGGCGTGACTATCAGTTCTTTTGATCGTGCCAGCATCTGGATGAATGTAACAAATACCAGTAACTATAACTGGCTGCTGCAATCCGCTGTCAGTGCAAACAACGACTTTCAGATTCTCGCTTCATCAGCACCGGGAGGCGCAGCGAGCAACGCTGTCGTGACGTTGCGCAGTACAGGCAGCGTGGGCATCGGGACGACGAGTCCGGCTGACATGCTGGCGCTGGCTCCGGTAGCGTTTGCCGGGAGTGTGAACGGCGGCATACGGATGCAGAGCACAGGAGGCGAATGGGTCTACCGGCTGGCCATGAAGAGTACATCCGGTGGCAATACCTATTTCGCTATTGATAGTGCGATCAACGCATCGGGTGGCGTGACGGAAGCGATCAGAATTGCAGGCGCTACTGTGGCCATTGCGAAGAATGCCATGCCTGCTTATCCGCTCGATGTGACCGGCGACATCAACTGTACCGGCGCGTTCCGGGTCAACGGCGTGGCGATCGCGGCGGGCGGCATCGTGGTGCAAGCGGGCGGAACTGCAGTAGGTACCTCTACGCCAAGGCCGATTCTAAATTTCACTTCTGGGGGATCATCCAATCCCGCTTGCACGGAGGACGGGCCGAACAACAGATATAACGTCACATTCAACTTCAGTTCAGACGTGCGATTGAAGCGGAATGTGGCGGATCTTCAAGGCGGGCTGTCGGTGATCGAGCAACTTCGACCTGTAGCGTTCGAATATAACGGCGCGGGCGGATTTGCAGAAGGTAAGCGCTCAGTGGCAATCATCGCGCAGGAACTGCAGCAGGTGATGCCGGATTGCGTGTACTCCGTGCGGCAGCGGCTGTACCCGGAAGCGGAAGAAACAGACCTGCTCTGCTATGAGCCTACGCACATACTGTTTCACTTAGTACTTGCGGTGAAGCAACTGCATCGGCAACTTTCAGAACTGAGGAGGAACTAATATGACTTACGAAGAATCAGCCGCACTAATGAACGACTTTACTTTTCGCGGGCGAATCAAAGTCGCCTCAGTGAAGTATTCAGACGCCGTGGGCATCCAAACAACTCCGGTATCGCAACGTGCGGCATTGGTGAAGTGGTCGTTCCGTTGTGCTCAACAGCCGGATCAGGTTGCAGCAGAGTTGCAACCTTTTGTCGTCGAGGATGCGGCAATCCAGGACGCGGGCGTGGACGCAGAAGGGAAATCCCTCGCCACCGATACTGCACTGCAGGCCGCAGTAGAGGCGACGGTCAATAAGCAAAATTCCTAATTATGAGCGCCACACTACTGCTCGCCAAATATCCGCAGCAAGCGCACGTGCGCGAGCGCAATCTGGTCGCGCTGCTCTCGTGGGCAGCGGCTAGGACCAAGGAGGCCGCGCCGACCGCAGACACGCCCGACGCGGCGATCCGCCTCCGCATCTTCGCCGAGCGGATTCTCTCCCAAGTGGATCTCTACGTTCAGCGCACGATGGCCTACTGCTTACAGGACCAGCGGACGCTGAATAATATTCGGCAGTACTTGAATCCGTTCAACGACGACGCGACCGAGGATTCGCTGGCCGTTGAATTAGCGGCGATCATCTCAGACTTTGCGCCAGCGCTCGCGGAGATCGAAGTGCCGGATGCGCAGGTGGCTGCATGGAAAACCGACAGGGGCCTCACGCAGCCGCCCGCCTGATCCGGTAAAACACTACAAATCATTTCGCGTAGTAATAGCGCTCGACCGTCCCCACGAACTTCTTCATCGTCACCCGGAGGTGAGGACATATGCTTTTCAGCGTCTCCAAGGTGGGGTTTGCGGTGCCGCATTCCATCCCCGACATGAAGGATCGGTCGAGTCCCGCGCGGCGAGCTAACTCTTCCTGACTGATCCCCCGTTTGCGTCTCAGTTCCGACAAGGCCAGACCGACGGCCTTGCGGAACTTCTCATCCCGCTCTGTCGCTATCTGCTTGCCCTCCATCGATACCGTTTCGGCCATGCCCGTTTTCATGACATTTATAGGCTCTGATGTAGCCACTCTAACATTGATTTAACACTATGTTTTAGTATGTGGTCCAGTATCGTTCGGGGACAGTCTGAATGATAGTGCCGCTTACAGTCTTCTACAAGTGATCTTTAATGTATTCCGACTATCGTCCAGCCATTCAAAAATGCGTAAGTTTCATAGTGTTTCATGTTGTGTATATGCAATCCCCACGCATGGGTTGAAACTAGCGTAAAAAATATCTTCTATACACAACAGAAAATATCTGAATTGCTATGTAGATTACAGCATGCCCTTGTCCGCGTATCCCGTTGAAAAAAAGTTGCTTGTTTATCTTGACAAGCTCCCGTAACAGGACTAACATCGCTTTCATTCCTGGGTCGTTTTCGATTCGCTTTCGTAGTTGCAGAAAACGGCCCCAGGTAATGGCAGTTTTAGCTAGCAGCGGAGTACGCAAATCATGAACGACGATAAGCTGATTCCGGTCTCCCTCCAACTCACGCGGCGCAATCTGGCCCTAATCGATGACGAATGTCAGGCATTAGCCCAGAAGCAATACGGCCTGCCCTATAGCCGCAGGCGATTTGTAAACGATCTGATTTCAAAGGCCTGCCCCTCGAAGGAGCGCAAGGAGTTCGTCGCGGGCTTCGAGGAGGCGGGCGAGCCGGTGCCGCCCATCAAGCGGCGCGGCGGCAGCAAGCCCATGCAGCGGGCCAAACACGTCGGTGGTCGTCCGAGAAAGAAAGCCAACGGGTCGGCGGCGGCTGCCGCCAACTAAATTCCCACTAGGTTGACGAGGTAAAAATGCGATGTCCAGCACAGAGGGTACGTGTGTGTCCAGAAACCCGGTCGAGTTGGCGGTGCGCTCTTTTGCCACCGGAGGCGGTTGGCGCTGCGATAGCTGCCACACCTTCCCCGGCACCCGCTTGTTCGATAGCTTGTGGCTCTGCGTCGTCTGCTACTTCCGCTACCGCGAGCACCCGGAAATGGAGCGCTGGCGATGATTGACCATGCCATTCGGGACACCGGCCTGGGCGGATCGGAGATCGGCGCTCTGTTTAACGCGCATCCCTTTCTCGATGAGTTTTCGGTCGCCATGCGCAAGCGCTCGACCGAGCGGATCTACCGCCCCGGCCCGAACGACCGGCAGCGCTTCGGCAAGGCCATCGAGCCGACCACCATCGCGCTCTACGAGTACATGACCGGCAAGCGTGTCGAGCGCTGCGATAATACCCGGCGGCATCCCGAACGCCCCTGGCAGATCGCCACGCCCGACGCCTTCCGCGCCGGTGAGAAGCGCGGAATCGAACTCAAGTGCTGCTTCCCCGATCAGCGCGGTAACTGGGGCCACACCATCGACGAAGCGCCTGAATACGCGGTGATGCAGTGTTGGTGGTACGAGAGCATCTTCGACATGGACGTGTGGGAACTCGTGGTGATGATCCTCGGCGAACCCCTGCCGCGCATCATCGAAGTGCATCGCGACCTGGAGCGCGAGCGCGTGATGATCGACTACGCCGCGCAATGGTGGCGCAAGTTCGGCCCCGAGGGCCGTGAGCTTCCGCCAATCTCGGGATCGCAGGCGAGCGCCGAATGGCTCAAGCGGATGTTCCCGAGGAACAAATACGCGATCCGCCGCGCGGAGGATGCCGAGGTCGAGAAGCTCGAAGCCTACACCCAGGTGCGCATCGAAGAAACCCGCGTGGCCGCCAGGAAGGCGCTGCTCGAAAACGAAATCAAGTTGGCCATCCGCGACGACGACGGGCTCTTCTGGGAGGGCGGCAAGTTTACTTACAAGCGGATCAGAGATAGCAAGAAGACCGACTGGAAGGCGCTCGCCGAGATGCTCATGTTCACCATGCCGACCGAGGAGCGCGAGGCCAAGACCGCCGCGTTCACCGTGCCGGTCGAAGGCTACCGGCGCGTCCACTTCACGGCGGATGCGTTCGCCGAGGCGAAGGCGGAACTGAAGGACCAGGAGGCCGCATGACCGAAGCTTTGATCCAGGATCTCGCTGGTGCGATGAATCGCATCGCGAAGTTGATGGACGAGGCCAAAGCCGCGCAGAAGCGCATGTTCTTCCTACTCGCGCAGGTCGGCGAACAGAGCATCTGCCGGGGGCCGAACTGCAAGGCCGCCGTGGTGCTGGTCCGCCACCGGAACGGCGCGATGGGGATCTACGAACCCGACGGCACCTACCATTTCGGAACGTGCCCAGACCGTGAATTGTTTAGGAGGAGCAAAGCCCATGGCAACAAATGAAGAGATCGCACGCCGCGCGGAGACCGGCAAAGTGGCCGTGCGACAGGATCTCGGCGAAGAGATCCAGGTCGGCAGCGAGACTGCCGTGGCGGCTGCGGCTGCGGCAGCGGCGAAGGCCGAAATCGAGGCCAAGATCCTGCAGGCCAAGAAGTGGCCGCGCGATATTGATGTCTTCCGCGAGAACATCCTCAAGGACTGCCGCCGACCGGGGTTCGCGGAAAGCGCATGGTATCGCAAGCCGGTGGGCCGCAAAAAGAACCCGACCACTGGGGAATGGGAGCAGGCCTACGCCGAGAATTTCTCCGTGCGCTTCATCGAGGCGGCCCTGGTGCATTTCCAGAATGTGCATATCGTGGCGCGTATCATCCGCGAAGATGTTCACTCCACCCAACTCGCGGTCGGTGTCGGCGATGTGCAGAACAACGTCTCCTACCTGATCGAGTCCACCATCGAGAAACTGGTTGAGCGGAAGGAAATGAAGGCGGGCCGCACAGTGATCGGCACGCGTGAAAACTCCTACGGCGATACGGTGTTTCTGCTCCCGGCGACAAAGGACGAAGCCCGGAATTTGATCGGTGCCGAGCGCTCGAAGCTAATCCGCGATCAGGGCCAACGGCTGTTACCGAGCGACATACTGGCCGAAGCGCGTGCGCTGATCCTGCAGACCAACCAGAGCGAAACAGCGAAAGACCCGGATCTCGCGAAAAAGAAGGTGCTCGATAAGTTCGCCGGTCTCGGCATCTCGGCGGCGATGCTCAAAGAATATTTGGGGAAGCCGTTGGAGCAACTCACGGTCAAGGATCTCGAAGATCTCACGCCGGTCTACCAGGGCCTCAAGGATGGTGAGTTCACCTGGGCGCAACTTATCAAGGTCAACGAAGAGCCAGCCGAAGGAGCGCCACCGGAACAGCCGAAGAAAAAATCGTCGGCGCACGAAAAGGTGATGGCGAAGCAGGGCTTACTCGTGGAGGAGCAGGAAAAACCACAGAAATAAACAAGCGGGCAGGTGCAGGATGGACACAACAGCTACAACCACAGCGCTAGCAATTCACCCGGCGGCGGAACTCTTCCCCATGATGGGCGGGGCGGATTTAAATCTGCTTGCCGACGATATTAAACAGCACGGCCTGATCGAGCCAATCCTGCTTTACGAGGGCAAGATCATCGATGGCCGCAATCGGTTGGAAGCCTGTAGGCTCGCCGGTAAAGATCCGCGATTCGACGATGCGCCGGTAAACGGATCTCCCGCGCTCTTCGTGATCTCCAAGAATCTTCACCGGCGGCATCTGACCACATCGCAGCGGGCAGCTATTGGAGCCAGTCTGATGCCGATGTTAAGGAAAGAGGCGAAGGAGCGCCAGCAACGAGCGGGCAGGGAGCGGCACGGCGACCACCAAAAACAGCTTCAGGCATTCCTGCCTGAAGCTAAGGGAACGAGGATTAAGGGGCAAGCCCGCGACATGGCCGGTCAGGCGGTACAGGTCGGCGGTAGAACGATCTCCGAAGCCGTGACCGTAAAGAACCGCGACCCGGAGGAGTTTAATCGGGTCCTGCGCGGTGAAACTACCGTGGGCAAAGCGTATGAAAAGGTCACTGGCCGTGAAAAGCATCCCGTAAAGATTACGGCTGCAAAAGCGACGGGCATCGTCCCCAAATCGCCCACGCAGAAGGCGTTCACCTCTGAATACTGGATGAACCGGCGCGGAAACGCCGCCAAGCGCACCATGATCGATGTTCTCTCCCGTGTGCGCGGGCTCTGCCGGGGCGTCGCCGAACTCGATGTGCAATTGATTGCACCCATGCTCACCAAAGAGGAGAAGCAGACCTGGATCGCCATCAGCCGCGAGACCTCGAAGGAACTGCGGATCTTGGCAAATCGCTTGAGGGTGACTATATGAAGGCCGCTCTCGCACCCATATCTGCACCTGCACGCACCCTCAAATCGAAGCTAGTGAAAGTCGAGGCACAGAAGCTGCGTACACATCCTTATGCACAGCGTGAACTTCTACAGCACAAACTGAAACAGTTAAAAGAGGACCTCGATCTGGATGCTATTGGCGTGCTCCATGGTGTCGAGTATGCCATCAATGGCGAGTACGCGATCTGGATTATCGACGGCCAGCATCGCTGGCGTGCCCTGATGGACCACGGCTTCGGTGAGTGGGAAGTGGAAGTCAAAATCCACACCGAAGTGAAGGATGACGCCCGCGCCTCGGAGCTTTTCCTGAAACTGAATAATCGCGCGGTCGTCAAGGCCTACGACAAGTACGAGAATGCGCGGCGGGCGGGCCACAACAACGCGGTGAGCATCGCTAAGATCGCCACCGAGCGCAGCCTGCGCGTGGACCGGCAGAGCGCCGACGGACATCTCTGCTGCATCACCGTACTAATGAACGTCTGGAATTTTGACGGCGGCAACACTTTGATTCTCACACTCGACACGTTGCTTGCGGCTTGGGGCCGCACGGCGGCGGCGGTCGAAGGCAAGCTTATCGAAGGTCTCGGGACGCTATATAAAACCTTCAACGGAACCATCGACCGGCCCGTGCTTGTGAAGAAGCTAGCCAAGTATCCCGGCGGCGCTTCCGGCTTGATCGGTGACGCTAGAGGCCTGCGGCAGTTCCGGCATGCCTCGGTCTCGCGCTGCGTCGCCGAACGCATCATTGAACTTTACAATGTGGGCCGCAGGAACGGAAAGCTGGACCCGCTATGACGGTTTTGGCGCGAACGTCGCCAAGCAGCGGCGCGGCGGGCCAAAGTTGCAGGAGGTAAATAATTCAATGGAACGAACACCGACCGACTTACTCGCGGTCTTACTCGAAATGAGATCCGGCCTTGTCGCGGCGGATCTAAATGCTAAGTTCAACGAGGTCTTGGGCGCGGTATTGGACAATGCTGGAAAGGGCGAACTGACCATCAAGCTCTCGTTCGCTCCATCCCGCTTGGCGATGGGCGGCGCGGTCATCGAAATCGAAGCGCTGCATTCGACGACCCTAAAAAAGCCGGAAAACAAAATAGGTAAGTCCGCGTTTTTTGTGGGCGCGAACGGGCAACTTTCCAGAGATAACCCGGATCAGGTCGCTATGTTCGGGGAATCCAATCCACAACGGAAGGAGAAAAAATAACGATGCCCGAACTCACCGAAAAAACCGTGGAATCGATTGCCATGCTGGCCCGCGCCAGCGGAGCAGTCATTGACGTGCCGGGTGGCACGCATCCCTTCGCGGTGATTCCGAGGGACGCGCAGATCGTCTCTCTCGACAAACACGTCTTCAACGAGCATCAGGCGAAGCCGGAGCGGATCAAGGAGACCGTGACCGTTCTGGACGCCGAGAGCTTCATCGGCTACTACAACGACTTCGCCGACGAGCACTCGCTGGTGATGGCTTACGAGCCGTGTTCGCGGATCAGCGGCTACCTCGACTATCACCAGGGCAACGATGCGCCACGCTGGTGCGAGCATGTCGTCCAGTTGGACCTGCGGCACTCGGTCGAATGGGACGCCTGGACTCAAGGCAACAACAAGCAGTTCACGCAGATGGGCTTCGCTGAATTTCTGGAGCAGCACGCGGTCGAGATCTCGCAGCCGACGCCTGCGGCCATCATCGACATCTGCCGCGACCTGCAGGGGAAGTCGGAGGTCGAGTTCGGCAGCGGCGCTCGCACGCAGAGCGGGCAGATCCAACTGCGGTATTCGGAGACGATCCGCACTACCGTCGGCGGCGGCACCGTCGAGGTGCCCGAGGTGTTCACCATCGAGATTCCGGTGTACCTGGGCGGCGACACGGTGCCGATCCAAGCCCTGCTGCGCTACCGGATCAAGGAGTGCAAGCTGGTGCTCTGGTACACGCTAGTGCGGGCCGACGAGGCCAAGCGTGCGGCATTCGGCGCGGCGCGGAAGCGCATCGCCGACGAGTTGAAGGTCTCGATCCTCAACGGAAAGCTGGAGGAGTAGATGACCACCATCGCGAGGCCGGTCGTCCGCGAGACGGCCATCGAGGAGCGGGGCAGGCCGATCATCGTCGAGCTTTCCCCGCGCATCATCACTCTCCGCTTAAAGGGTACGCGGGAACAATTCCGCGTGCCCTTCGATGTTGTGCTCGACTTGGCGCGGAAGCGCGACTGGCTGCAGAAGCGGGCTTGATGTTCCTGGCGAACACAAGCCGGGGGCACCAGCAGAGTCCAGCACTTTCCGGGGAACTGGGCACATGCCCACTGTGCGGGCGAACCGTCCTAGCAAAGTGCGGCGAGATTGTACAGTGGCATTGGGCACACGAGTCGGCCATCGATTGCGATCCGTGGTCAGAGCCTGAAAGCCCGTGGCACTACACCTGGAAGAACAGATTCCCGCGCGAGTGCCAGGAGATCATCGTCGGCCAGCACCGGGCCGATGTTATCAGCGAGCGGGGATGGATTCTAGAGTTCCAGCATTGTCCGTTATCGGTAGCCGAGATTCGCGAGCGTGAGCAATTCTACGGGACCAAGTTGATTTGGATTGCCGATGGCAAAGATTGCGGTAAGAACTTTCATTTCAGAAAGACCCAGAAGCATGGTCCCGAACTGACCAATCGCGTGCCGGTAACATTCCGGTGGAAGTGGCCGCGTAAGACCTGGGCGACCGCGCGGCGTCCCGTGTTCGTGGATTTGGATGGCGAGCTACTCCTGCGCATTCGCTGGATGTCATTGAGCACGCCGTGCGGCGGATGGGGAATACTTACTCCCGTTTCGGCATTCCTGGGTTGGGCCTTAGCAGGCACGAAGCCGTTCAGCCCGTGGCGAAACTCAAGCTCGAATTGGCTGGCAGAGCACGTCTTCGATCAGCAACGGCGTGCCGATAGTTATGGCGTCGATTACTACCGCGCATTTGCCGACTACGAATACGAGGGGGTTGCCGACTATGAGGATGACGAGGACGAAGGAGAATCAGCATGCGCGATCTGACAAAGAGCGAACTAGAGGAATACTTTTGCTTTGCGCGTGATGACAAGAAGGCTGGCGATTTCCATTTAGACCAAACCCAATTAGTTGGCAACGTTCTCCTAAGCGCCGGACTGCTGAAAACGGCGGCGGTGAAGATGCTGATGGCTCTCAGCGAAGGAATGGACCCACACGACGTACTCGTTTCGTTTTGGGTATTGGCTTTCCAAATGGGCCGCGAGTGTGAGTCCCGATTGATTACAACTGCCTTGAAGGGTGGCAAGAGGTGAGCGCATGTTTGAGATGTACGTAACGGAAATCTATTGCTCCAGCAAGAATTGCAACGTCCGGGAGAGCCAAGTCAGAACGAAGGATTTCGGCGATAACCGAGAACCCAAGCAGTGGCATTGTCCAGCTTGTGGATCGAAGGCCAAGGTCCATTGGCGGCGTACCGCCAGAGAACACGAAGTGGAGGAACTCAAGGTCGCCGTTGTACGGGTTAACTTGGCACTCCTCCTGCGAGAGAGCGGCGCTGACGCAGTACCGATGAGCTATCTGATGCTTGACGAGCTTCCCGCTTCATGGCAATGTGTCCACCCACCCATCGACCAGACGGAAAGGCCTATCGCATGAGCATGCCTCTCCAGACCGCCTTTGCCCGCGTCTTTCCCGGCGAAGAGTATCCCGGCGAGGAAGCGGCCTGCGAGTTCCTGGTCGCGGAGATTCTAATGAACCGCGACATCGCCGCCGATCCCAAGACCGGCCCGATGCGCTCGTTCCGCGATATCTCGCACGCGCACGATTCGATCACCGGCATTCTGGTCGATGAAGAGATCCGTGAGGTGATCCATGACGACGGCGTGCTGCAGGACATGATGGCCCGCGCGTCGGTGCTTTGTTGGGTTTTGAAGCACGACCACAATCTGCAATTCACCGAGTGGCTAGGCAACGTGCGGAAGCTAGTCCACGCGATGGGATTAGCGATGGTTCCCGACGAGGAAGGAAGGACCCGATGATGGCGATGGAGAAGTCCACACTCGACCGCGCCGACTTCCTGGAGCGGCACTACACACTGGGCGAACTGGCGAAGGCGTGGCACATGTCGATTGCCAGCCTGCGCCCCTGGTTTCTGGATGAGCCGGGTGTTATTAAATTCGGTTCGGGCAAATTAAAAAAGGGACGGAAGCGGGTGTATGTTTCGCTTCGCGTCCCTGAGAGTGTGGCGCGGCGGGTGTACCGCGCCAGGACAGGCCGGGAGATTACGCCGGGACGGCCATCGGTTGCGGGCAAGCCGGTGCAGGGTAGTTGAGGACTGAGGTCTTGCTGCTCAAGCGTTCGCGATACGAAGGGACGAGGTTCAGGTAGTGCTTCTGCGTGATCTTGACATCGCTGTGGCCGAGCATCTGCGAGACTGCGAAAATGTCCGCGCCGCCGACCAGCATGTTCACCGCGAAGGTATCGCGGAAACGGTGGCATCCGCCTTCGAGACCGGCGGCCCGGAGCACCTTGCCGACCAGGGTCATCGCGGCCTGCATCTCGCGCTCGTAGGCGCGGGCGGGCAGATGCTTCTGGAAGTGCTGCCCCTTGCGCAGGGCCTGCCGCGCCTCGCTGTAGTCGCCTTCCCGATCCGCCACGAAGAAGTACGTGCGCGATGCGGGGAGGGCCTTCAGGGCCTCGACGGCCAGCGGGTTGAGGATCAGCGGCAGCTTGATGCGGGCGCGGGTCTTGATCATCCGGTATTCGAGCAGGCCGTCCTCGCGCAGCGAGGAGCGTTCCAGCCACACCGCATCGGAGATCCGCATGCCGCTATAGAGCATCAGCAGGATCAACGCGCGGACGCGCTCGTAGTCGTGCTTGAGGGGCCGGAAGCGCTTGACGCTCTTGGCGAGGGCGGCGATGCCCTGGCGCTTGGGCCGGTACTGCGCCAGCCGGTGATCCTGCACGCCGATATTTTCGAGCGCGGCAAAGATCCTGGCAATCTCGGCATGCGTGAACGGGGAACGCGGCTGATCGATGGGCGCGTCCACGGCGACGGCTGCGGCGGGCGATTCGGCGATGAACTTGCGCTTGGAGGCGTAAGTGAAGAAGACCCGCAGGTAGGTGAGCCTGCCGATCTTGGTGCGCTGCGCCCAATCCACGTTGGCCTCGAAGTAGCTCTCGATGACCAGGGGCTCGATCTGCCGCATCAGCGTGATCTGGCGCGATTCGCAGTAGAGGCGGAAGTGCTCCAGCGAGCGTTGGTACAGCTTCTGCGTGTTGTCCGACGAACCCTTCTTCGACTTCAGGAAAAGCTCCTGCGCGGCTTCGATGGTCAGTTCGCCGCCGACCGCGATCTTCTGCTTGCCGCCATCGGGGCCGTTGGGATCACCGGCGAGCAGATCCTTGCGGCGCATGTCGGCGATGCTCAGGCTGCGCGTGTCGAGCGATTGGCGTATGATCTTTCCACCGATCTGCCCATGGCACCAGAGCACGCAATCGCACTGGTCGAGCGTCTTGCCGATGGCGGCGCACTTACCGGCATGCCGCCGGTAGAGCGTCAGTTTGTCTTTGAGGGGGCGTCGTGTCATGTCCAGAGTATAGCAGGGTTCTGGACAGGTTTTCTGTACAGTATATTTTGCGGATTGTGGAATCAGTGGTTTACGAGGCTATCAAATAGAAGAAGGTCTTGTTTTGTCCACACGTGGAATCAGCTACTTAGCTTTGCTTTCAATTACATAGATTTCCATATTGTCCATATTTCACCCCTTCGCTGTACAAGTCTGTACAGGGTAGGTGCCGCATGACCGATCAGCTTGCGGCTTGCTTCCACGACCACGTCCGCATCAACGAGTGGGATTACGGTCGCTGCGCTGAAACCGGCTACCACGATTGCGGAACCGAGATCACCTGCCTCGACTGCGGCGATGTGTTCGACGACGCGGAGTTCCGGCGCGAACTCGACTGCATCGCCGACGAGTGCGAAGCGCTCCGCTGCGGCACCCTGCTCGAAGCTCCGCTCGGCCTCACCATCGAAGTGCTCGATGTGCAGAACGGCGAAGTCATCTACCGGACGCGCGACGGCGACCGGATCATCGGTCCTTTGACCAAAGCGCCGCTGCCGCTGGTCGTCGGCAATCTGCGGCGGCACGCGCTCACCCGACTGGAGGCCTCGTGAACCAGGAATACTTCGAGTTCGATTCGACAGAACCCGAACCCGAGCCGCCCTACGTCGCGCACTCGGAGACCAGCCGCGCGGCGGCGGAATCCATCGAGCCGGATGCCGCCACGCTGCGCGGCAAGGTCCTGGCGCTACTTCGCCAACGCCGACACCAAGGGGCGACCGACGAAGAGATGCAGGCCGTCCTGCGCATGAACCCGAGCACGCAACGCCCGCGCCGGATCGAACTCTGCAACGCCGATCTGGTCATGGATTCCAACCGGCACCGCAACACGCGCAGCGGTCGCAGAGCGGTCGTGTGGATCGCCAGGGAGTTCGCCCAATAATGTGCCCTACCTGCAAATGCGCGATCCCCGAACTCGCCATCGTGTGCCCTAACTGCGCCGACAACGCGAGCAAGAACGCGGCCCTGCATCAACAGCTTCAGATCTTGCCGCGCGTGCTCTCGCACGAGGTCGAAATGAAGGTCTGCGATCCCGGTAGAGGCAAGCGACATCTCGTGCTGTTCGGCGTGCCGAGGCGGGCCTATTGCTGGCAAATACTGCCCACGGTGCCGCGCACGCGGTACTCGATCAAGTACGACCGGCTCGACGACACCGTGAACTGCCGCGACTGCCAGCGGGCGCTCGCCGGATTGATGGCACAGATGCGGCGGGCCGCCGTATGAGCCAGCGGTTTCGATTGACGCCTTACCAGCCGAAGGTGCTGGAGAAGCACGTCGTCGAAGCCTGCACGCAATTCCTCAACCTGCGCGGCTACCTGACCATCCGCATCCCGAGCGGTCGCTACTGGACTATCGACAAGAAGCGCATGGTGAGCTTCCCGGCGGGCCTGCCGGATTACTGCGCGATCCACGGTGAGCATCGCTCGTTCTTCATCGAGTTCAAGCGTGAGCGCGGCGGCGTTGTGTCGGACGCCCAGGAGCGGAAGCACCAACAACTGGAAGCGTTCCGGCTGATCGTGCTGGTCTGCTCATCGCTCGAAGATTTGGCGGCATGGCTGCCGCAGCACGAAGGGCGGGCGCGAGGCCCATAAAAAAAGCGCCTCCAGGTAACTTCCGGTATACCCGAAGGCGCTCGGTGTCTTGCGCGATGGGCCGTAGAAACCCATCCCCCCGGAAAGGCCCCTCAGACTTCTGCACTAAGGAGATTCAAACGATGTCGCATATTACACCGCTCAAACACTTCCGGCCCACGCCGATCCACCCGGTGGTGAACCGCCTGAGTAAGAACACCCAGACCATTCTCTCATGGCTGTTGTGGCACCGGAACAGCAAGACCGGACAGTGTAATCCAAGGATCGAGACCTTAGCCAAGGAATGTAACTGTTCTGTAGCTACGGTGAACCGGGCTCTACGGCAATTGCGGCAGGCTGGCATCATCGAGACCGACCGGAGCTATCGCGCGTCGAGTTACCGGATCACCGAAGAAGAGCGATGGCGGCGGCTTCCGCGACCACCGAAACAACTCTCTCTATTTGCACCCGAGCCGCGTCAGAAACCCGTTTTGATACATCATTCTGCGGTCAAAAATGACATATCATTCCTGACACTATTTCTCGCTGCCATCCTTACTGAACTAACGAAGCTTTCTTCTGAACCAAAGGGTGCTCCCGCCGCCGCCCAGGAAGCTAGTGGTATTCCAGAGAACCGGGCACCCGAGCCAGCGGTGGTGGCGGCTCCCCCTCCGGTCGAAGAACAAAGGCCCAAACACCAACACCGGACACCACCGGCGAAGTCGCAAAACGAGCAATTACTGCGAGACCTCCAGAAGGTCCACCCCATGCCGGGGAACAGCCGCAGGGCCGCAGCGGAGTTGGACGCGGTGTTGGCGGGTGGAACGACGGAGCAGGAGATCCGCACGTCGCACGCGCAGTGGTGCCGGTGGTGGAAAGCGAAGCCGCGATACGTGCCGCAGTTGTGGCGTTGGTTCAACGAAGGCGAGTGGGAGATGCCGCCCAACGAGGATGCGATAGCGGCGGCTAACTGGCGTCCGAAATCGTTCGCGGAGATGGATGACGAAAGCATGAACGAGAAGGTGTTGGCATTATGTCGGTCCTCGAAGTAGAAGCCCTGCGGATCGTCAACCGCTTCAAGGTGCTCCCCAAGTTTCCGCGCTCGCCGGAAGGAGTGCTGGAGCTTGTGAGGGCATTGCAGACGGCCAAGAACAACGTGGTGGCCGAACACTGGGCGGAACACTGGCTGCGCAGTGAGATCCGTGCGCCGCTGCCATCGGACATCTACAGCATGTTCGATTCGCCGGGCAAACTCTCGCCGGTGACCATGAATGCGGTGCGCCTGCCGAGCGGCGACTGGGCACCTCCGGTATACAAGTGCAATCTCTGCGAAGACACCGGCTGGTACATCACGCGCGGCGGCAAGATGCCGGATGTGGATTGTCAGTACGAAGGCGCGAGAAAGTGTCTGCATCCGCCGGAATTTCGAGGGGAGTTGTACGGGAGGAATTTATGACAAATGACGAATCAATGAGTCCAGAAAAATTTTGGCGCAAGCTGTTTCCCACTTTTGGGGCGGATCTGGAAGCGCCGTCGGATTGGAGCATGATCATTCAAGCGCTCCGATATCAGCATGAGTCATGGAAGGACTCTATTGCGAAACTGGTCGAAAAGCAGATTAACCTAGACGCCTTTCTCAATTCCGAATACAACCCGAGAATTGGTCCACTCTTATTTCGCTGTTCGTCCTGCCATGGCTCGCAGGTTTGGATCGAAAGGGTAAAAACAATTCATGGGTCGAATAAAATCGCCGACGACGAACCTGTGGAGGGAACGCATCTAGCCGATTGGGAGCATCAATGGCCCGACCGTGGCGTAGCGATTGAGCTTCAGTGCGGATGCGAGCAGCGAGTCCGCTTCCGCGTTCAGGAACATAAAGGCGAGATTCTGCTACTGACTGAATCTATGGTCTGGTCATCCGTTCGCAGCGGTGACGACCAAAAGATCTCTGCCAGCGCTTTACGGATTTTGGAGGGACTCGAACCTCCAGAAGCATCCCGATAAGGAGGGCTCATGAAGTTTGAAAGGAGTCCCTATGATCCGCTGCCCGGTCTGCGATGACGACGGATGGGTGGCCCTGCCGCAGTGGGCGGATCACTTGAAGCAACTCATCAAGATCAAGAAAATCGCCTGCCCGCGCGGATGCCCGTTGAAAGATCCGACCGAGGCCGGTGTGCTGCCGTGGCCGCCGCCCGAAGCCGAACCCCAGGAGACCAAGCAATGACCACCCAGGACGCGCTCGAAAAATGGCTCGCCGACCTCTCGGAATTGCGATGGGCGGAAGTGCTCACCGGCGACCAAAAACGATGGTGCGTGAGGTTGTATGAACTCAACGGCGAAGGCCGCGAAAATCAGGCCGCCGAGGCCGAGGACGCCACCCTGGACGGTGCGATTCAGCAGGCGCTAAACCGGGTAAATGCTGTAACGCAGCCGTAATGCAAGGCTTGATAGTGATCTCGCATACGAAATCAAATTGGAAAAGATGGAATTTTGATGTCCGAGACCATTGTGTTTAGATGATGTTTTACATATTATTTTGACCATTCGGGATGTTGCTTAAAAACAACGACGAATGTAGAGGAAATTAGATGGTTAAACACAACGACGCAAAATACGCAAAGTTAGGACTGGCGGCCATGCTGCCGGGGATGGTGCATGCCCACGAGATCCTGGGCGAACTGATCGAGGATGTGCGGCTGAGATTGGGCGAGGCCGAGGCACCGGCGGCGGCAACAGCACGGAAACGCGGGCGGCCCAAAGCAGCAGGGCTCACGGCGAAGGGCACGCCGGTGAAATCAGGCTACTGGGCGAAGCTCACGCCGAATGAGCGGCGCACTGAAATGCAGAAACGCTTCGCCAAGCGGGCCAAGGCGAAATCGGGCCAGCCTACGCAACAGAAGCAGGCGTGGGACCGGCTGCCGAAGGCCGAGCGGCAACGGCGCATCGAGAAGATGCTCAAGGCGCGGCGGGCAAAGCAGAGCGCCTGGGTCAAAGGGAAAGCGCCGGTAAAGGGCATTACGGTGCGGATGGCGCGTGAGACGCAGCAGGCCAACGGAGCGGCAGTCGTATGATCTTCCCAACCAAAGCAGACGCCCGCGCATTTGCCAAGCGGATGGGGGTGCTGCATGATAGGCATCTCCTCATCGTGCGGACTACTCACGAGCACTGGACGATCATCCGCAGACGCCGCCTCCAGGTGACTCAGATCTGCTCCATCTGCGGTGAATCGTTTCCCGAGCCATCCAATAACGCGCAGCCGGTCAACGAGGGCCGCTGCTGCGCCTACTGCGACGATCACGTCGTGACGCTTGCCCGCGTCGCAGAGAGCAGGAGATTCGCATGACCCGCCTGAGCAACCGGCAGTATCCGATGCTGCTCGCCTTCGTGGATCTCGGCTCCAGCAAGTACATGAACATCGAGCAGGCGCAGCGCTACGATCAGCGGCCCTTCCGTTCGATGCTCATCCAGAAGTGGATTGCGTACCGGCCAGGACGCGGCTTCCACATCACGCGCGAAGGCATGGATGCATGGCGCGAGTTCCAGGGCACCGAAATCTGGAGAAAAGATCCGTCGCTGCCGCTCACGGCTTATTTCGACGCGAAGACTTATGGGCTGCATCCGAAGTCGGAAAAGGTGCAGGAGATCAAGAGCGGCGCGGCCTGAGAGGGAATTGGCAGCCGGGGCAGTCAGACGACGCATTGACCAACCGCCCCGGACTTTAGATAGCAAGAACGGGAGAATCGACGACGATCTTGACGATTACCCCGGTCAGGGCTTTGGCACATTATGGCACGGTTCATCGACGACATTCGGGCTGCAAAGTGTTGGGTAGCGCCATGGTTTGTTGAGGGAAAAAAAGAAGAGTGGCGCAGGCTATCGCAGCAAATCACGCCCATGTTGATGGACCCGTCCTTGATCGTACTCTATGGCCAGAATGTCGCCGACTACTACTACAAGGACACGGGCCAGGAGGATTGGGATCTCGTCGAGCACTTTCCTAATCTCGCGCCGCCGTGGCCGCAGTTCTGGGTCGAATACGCGATGCCGAACCAGATCCATAGCGACAAGAGGGGCGACACCGACATGCGCGGCTACATCCAGGACGGCCACGTCGGCATGCTCATCACCGGCCTGGATCGCGAGGATGTCGAGAGCCAAGGTCTGCCGGATGGGTGCCGGTGGATTCTCTGGATCGAGATATTCCTGAATTACGGAAAATTCAAACCTGGAATCGAGGGGCCGCACGGCTCGATATTCCTGGCAATCGACCAACGCGGTGCTCTGCTCGAACGGCCCTGGATGCAATCGTTGGCATCACCCATCTACAACGAGATCATGCGCAGCCTGATCACCTGGACGCATCCGGCGCTGCTCGCGATCACGTTTCTACACTGCAAAAACGTAACGGTGGTGGAGAACACTGTCGATAAGCCGCTCGCGAAAAAATATCACGCGAGGACCGGCCAGTGGCCTGCCAAATACAAGACGCTCGTGATCGAGCCGCTGAAGCAGGTTCTTCGCAAGGAAGGAGGCAGCGAGAAGCACGGCCTGCAGCGGGCGCTGCGCATCTGCCGTGGTCATTTCTCGGATTACCGCGAAGGGCGCGGTCTGTTCGGTAAGTACAAGCAGTTGGTCTGGTATCCGATGCGTGTGAAAACGAAACGCGGCGATCCCGCGCCGCCAGTGGAAGTGAAGATCAAAGTTTGAAGGGTGAGGACATGAAAAAACGCAATTTAAAACTACGCAAAATCGCAAGATCTGTCCGCTGGCTCGAAATCGAAATGGATCGCCTCTGGAAAGTGGTCATGGAAATCGAGCGCTGGCAGAACCGTTCGTTCAACGGCTCTTACTCGGCATACACGAAGACGAAAGGCGAGCCTTGGCACCTCGACATCACGCACCAATGACCACGCCCGACTCGACAACCCAATTGTTCACGAGCAAGCAGGTCTGCGCGTACGCGGGGATCAGCTCGCGCCAACTGCAGTGGTGGTGCGAGCACGAATACATCAAGACCATCGAGATCGACCGGCGGCGGCTGTTCTCAGCCGAGGAGATGGAGCGGGCCAGCATCATCGCGCGGTTCCGGCGCAAGGGCCTACAACTGAACATCATCGTGAGGCTGCGCTTCAAACCGGGATTCGCCTACTATGTCACCGACGGCAAGGAAGTGATCGCGGCCAGCGATTATACGGCGCTCGTCGATTGGCAACTTGCCCGCCGTGGACCGTTCTACGTGGTTTCAACCGCAGCCAAACCGAAAGTGAAAGGAGCGTCCGTCAAATGAGCGCAGCCTGGAGGCCTAGAAAGAAATGCAAACACTGAAGCTGACCGAAGAAGAGATCGGAGTCATCGAGGATTCGCTCGCGAGCGTCGCATGGCTGGCATTGCCGAAGCAGCATCCGCAGCGCATCGCGTATATCTCGCTGCTCCGCAAGCTGGCGAAGCTGGCGCAACTGGTACGGGAGGCCGTGTGAGTTCCCTTTCCGAGCTTTCTATTTATGCATGGATTGGCGAGGACGAGCACGGCTCGGGCAAAGTCGGCATCAAGCAGGGACTCGTTCCGGCTGGCTACATCCCGTTGTGCGCGATGAATTACGATCTGCACAAGCTGGCGCGGCTGCAGCCGCAGATGCAGGAGCAGGCCCGACATTACGGCAAGCCGATCCGCCTCGTGAAGTTTCAGGCGGTCGAGGTGGCAGCGGAAACCACATGATCACGATGCCCGCACGCTTGAGGGACCGCCCGGTCGATAAGCGCGGCTATGTGGTGCCGTGGAACGTGCTGGTCGCGGACGACGGCACTCCGTTCTTCACCGTCAACGATGACCGGCGGCACCTGAAGGCCGTGCGCGGAGGCCTGTGCCCGCTCTGCGGCGGGATTCTCGGCAGGTGGAAGTGGTTTGTCGGCGGGCCGCTCTCCGCGTTCGATCCGCACGGCTGGTTCCTCGATCTGCCAGGGCATCGCGACTGCATGGAATACGCGCTCGCGACATGCCCGTACCTCGCGATGCCGAAATGGGCGACCGGCGATCACATTCCGCACCGCGACAAGTTGGCAACGACCGCGCCGATTCTGATCGATGAGACCGCGATCCCCGACCGGCCAGAGGTCTTCGTCGCCATCGCAAGCGATGGAATTGAGATTAAGAGCGGCGGGCTTCATCTGCCGTACGTGCGCCCGGTGAAGCCGGTGCTCGACTACACGTTCTGGCGGCACGGGAGAGAGATCCCGCTCGATGAGGCTTTACCGTACTTGCGGATCGCGTTGGGCGGGAACTGGGTTCCACCGGAGAAGAGTCAATGTTAGGAGGGTAACCATGGGACAGAATGGTGGTCTGCTTTCCGGCCTCTTGATGCTCGCGGCCTTCGCGGCGCTCGTGGCCATCATGCTGGTGTTCGCGGGCGTGGGGCACTGGCGGTAAAGGAAGGAAAATACGATGGCACCTAAACGAACCGTTGACGAAACCTTACTGCAGCCGCGCGACGTGGTGAAGGTCGAGATCGACGATCCCGGCTTCGCCGTGTTGCTCTCCTGCGGCCACACGGTCTGGTGCGCGGTGATGCCGGTCACGCAGATTCATAGCGGCGAGTGTTTGTACCAGTGCGCGGAACAATGCCGTGAGGTTCATGCCAGCCAGCGGAGGCCGGAATGAAAATGCGGAAGAAGTTGAGGGCGGCATTCGGTCAGTAGAACTCTTCCTGCCGCCCGGATTACGCCCTCTCGGACGCGGCATGGATGATACCAGAAATATCGGAGTAATGTCATGAGACTCAAGAGATTCCAATTGAATGCCATCCAGCTACACATCAGTGGTGCGGGTAGGTTGCGGCCCGTCGTTGATCCGATTCGTAACTGGAAGTTCGTTAAGCCGAACGGCGGCTTTTGGACATCCAGTTATGAGGATGGAAGCTCCGCTTGGGTGGAAGAGTGTAGTTCGATGTTTGGCGATAGTACGCCATATAAAAAGAACTGGTTTCTTCTGAAGCCAGATCCTAGCGCCCGGATTCTGTTGATAGACACTTTGAGCAATCTGAGAATGCTCTTACGTTCTTGGCCAAATCCTTTGCCGGGGACGCGCATCGTGTGGCCGGATTTCGAAGCCATCGCCCGCCACTACGATGCTATGCATCTCACAGCAGCCGGACAAATTGCAACGCGATTGTCCCACCCCGAAAATTTATATGGATGGGATGTCGAATCTACCTTGTGGTTCCGTTGGAAATTTCTCGATTGCGAACGGATTCCGACGCCCTCTGAATCTGCAGCGGTGCTATCCGAGCAGGCGGTGCGTGGATGAAGGCTCGTCGGCAAGCGAAACAACACCAGATGCATTTGAACGGTCTTACCCTCGACGAAAGGAAGATCGGAGCTATCGTTGCGACCGGCGGCGGATTGTGGGAAGTGGTGGACATCAACGAGACCACCAAGGTGGTGAAACTGGAGCGGCGCACGGCGCGGCGTTTGCGGAAGGGGGCTGATAATATCAGTCCGAATTGCAAGCCGGTCGAGGCGAATGCCGTGATTCGGGACAGAATCTCATGATCTTCGACCGGCCTATCTTTCGTGACCCGTCGCTCTCACCGGATGCACCGGCGCAATCGCAATTGCGGATCTATGGCGAGTATCTGATGCGCTTCCGGCGCTTCCGGCCAAACCTCTGGCGGCGTTTCTGGATGTGGGCGCTGCTCGGCTGGACTTGGGAAGCAGTAGAGCCAAAGGAGCCGGAACGGTGAACATCAGACTGGCCATTCGCGGCTATGCGGGCCGGAAGCTCGCGTTCGAGGATCGCGTGGATCTGCCTGAAATCGAGTTGGACAACCTGCTGCCCGAGCTTGCTAAAAAACACGGGGAGGCGCTCGCGGAGTTCCGGCTCCACATGATCGAAATCGAGTTCCTCGACGAGCCCAATCCCAACGAGCGGTTCTTCCGCATGGGTACTGATCCGAGGGGTATGGTGATGCCGGTGGAAATTGATCTGAAAAAGCTATGACAGACGAAACACCCAAACGGAAGTACAACCGCGAGAAACTCAAGCGGCAATTTACTGTGCGTCTCAAAGAGCGGCGATTGTACACGGTTGCCAAGAATCGCGCCGAGAGCGAGGGCGCGACCGTCACCGACGCAGTAGAGCAGGGACTTCAACTCTGGCTTTTGAAAAAAGACGCGGCCCTGGAGCCGCTCATGGTGCCACGGTTCCTGTATCACGTGTTGCCGGAAGATTACCAACGGCTCACAGAGGCGCTCTTCGTATGGCTGATGAAGGAGCCGGTCGAGCAGCGGCAGAGGATCATCCGCAAGGCCTTTCGTCAGTTGTTGGAAGAAGAGAAGACGGAGTTCGATACGGACACTGCGGCCCAGGAGGAATTTCGCCAGTTCGCCAAGCAGTGCTACGCGCAGGCGCGAGCCAGACTTCTGGAAGAGGCCTGACGCAATGGAACGAAGCATCCTGCGGCTGCGCACCAAGCCGCACATCCATCCCGACCGGCGCGAGGAAACCATAGTGGAGGTCGTGCGCGACGGCAAGGTAGTGGCCACGATTTACGGCACCAGAGAAGGCGTGCAGATCGTCTCTGACCGGATCGAGCAGTCGCGCCCGCCGGTGTATCTCGACGGCCAGACGCTGCCGGTGCCGGTACAAAGCATAGTGGTGCCGCTGCTCGCGAAAGACGAGGTCTGCCCCTGGTGCCAGGGCACAGGCGTTCTGCCTCTCGGCATGCATCCGGGTAATCCGGTGCTGACGGCGTGCTCTCTCTGCAGGAGAACGCAGTGACCAAGGGCTCGACCGTCAAGGTCTACCCGCATGGGTCGCCGCAGAAGTCCGCGCATGCCACCGTGCTGGTCGCGTGCAAAACCGCCGTGATGCTCGCGTTCGCCGACAAGCCGCCCTTCGCCATTCTGCGCGAGGGCATCATGCTGCATCCCGACCATGGCATCGTCATGATGGTGCAGCGCTACGAAATCGGCCCCTGGTTTGAGATCTTCGGCGGCGGGCACTACGAGATCGAGGAACTATGACGGACGCCATCCTCCAGGGCCTCGCGCTGCAGGCGCTGAATATGGCGAAGGTCGATGTGCAGCGCAATCAGTTTATCTGCCTGATGGCGGTTTACCATGAGGGCTCGCCGCTCTACCGCATGAAGCGCATAGAGGCGCGGTTCGTGGAAACTTTCGGCCAGAACTGGCTCAACGATGGCCGTAAAAAGGATGCCGTCTTCGATGGACTGCGCTTTTGCGTAGACGCCGGAAAGCCGGATGCCGTGGTCTTCGTGACCCCAAGCAACATGTTCAAACCAACCTCGAAGCTGGAAAAGCTGCCACCCGAACAGCAGAAGGCCATCATCAACCAAGGCCATGACGGGCACCATCAGGCAGTCAGGCAGGGCCTGTTCACCATTCACGATGTGTTGTGCGCCGTCGCGCAGAATGATAAGCGGGTGTGCCTGTACAACCAGTCTGTGCGGTCGAGCGGCTTGTTCTACGGCCAGCCGCAAGTAGACTTCTTCGATCAGGCCGACTTCGACGGGCGGCTGAAGATGTACGGGAAGGAGCAATGATGGCAGAAGAAAATAGCAATCCAGATCAGACGCCGAAAGCCAAGCGGCGTGGGCCTAATAAAGCCCGGGAAAAAGAGCCCAAGTCGCAACACACCGTGCGCATCGATGCGAATGTGGCCCGCTTAGTGCTTTCGTACATCAAGAGGGACAACATGCGCCTCACCGAGGCGATGGAGCGCGGGCTCTGGCTCTGGCTTAAGGAGCAGCCGCTCACAGAAGAGATGCAGATCCCCGACGACTTTGTTTGGGACTCTCTGCCCGAAGACATGCGGCAGGCGACTATGGAGCTTTACGCCTACATGACACATCATCCGGCTGAATCGGCGTACACGCCAATCTTCCGTCGCTTCTTCGAAGATGTATTGGCGTGTTTCGCTCAGACGCCAGCGTACCAAGCCGCACGGAAGAAACTGTACACGCTGCCCGCAAAATCGGGGACGACAGAACAGCCACTTACAATGGACCGGAAGGAGTAGACTCCCATGCATCTGACTCTACGCTTCCTGTTTCTGATCCTCGCGCTCGTCCTATTTCTCATGGCCGGGTTCGGGTTCTCGCATCCGCGCGTGAATGTCACCGCGCTCGGCCTCGCCATGCTCACCTGCGCGTTCATGATCACGGCTTAAACAGAAACGGCGCTGATCCGATGGCCCGATCAACGCCGTTGCTTTTACGAACTACTTGGGAGCTTTCAACTATTCTACCGGCTTCCGGCTACCGGAGAATTTCGGGTCTTTCGATATCGACATTTGC